TAAGTCCTTTTTTATGGAGAAGGATAAGTGCCAAGTTAGCCTCTCTCATATTGGTCACTGCCTTGAACTTTGCCAAGGTCATTTTTGGGTCTATTTCTTTTACGGCCATTATTGTTAATAACAAACCTCTTTGATACATAGACACCCCGCTTTGGAGTGCCTCACTAATGGTCTTAATCTTTAGTTTCATATGCTATTTTTTAATAACTGGTCAGGTGAACTGTTTGTGCGTTTATCCATTGAGAATATGAATACCTAAAACGCTTCAGATTAGTTTGACGCCCTGAGTACTCCTCATAGGCACATTCTTGTTCATCAACCCAAGCCTTCCAGCTAATTCCTCTTTTTACACTATCTCCACATGCTGCGAATAATGCTTTTAAATCATTGTTGTCAATTGTAAAATCCAATACCACCATAACGTTTGTTTTTAATTGTTTTTATTTTTAAAGTCCGAACCAATCTTTTGTTTCTTGGCTTAAATTTTTTCCACTACTTTCAGTTCCTCTTTGTAACTCTCCATTTTTTTCACTCCACATTCTCCAAGTTTTTCTACCCGAACCCTTCCATTTAAGAACTCTTAAGAAATGAGATTCTCCTTGAAATTCTCTAGTGTGGGATGAAACTAATTCCAAACCAACTTTACTTTCAAATTCAACTTGGTTTTCTGTATGTGATAAAGTTTTCATAATATTTGATTTATTAATTATACGTAAAGATAATCCTTTTTCTAATACCAACCTACAAATGACTTATTTATTTTTCCAAGTTTTATTTCTTACTATATTATATATGCAAGTACTGCTTACTCCATAATGCTTTGCTTGTACTGAATTTTTTACTCCATCGGCAAATTGCTGGCGTATCTTTAATACCTCATTCCAATCAATTTTAACTTTACCGTCAGATACTTGGGGCTTAGTTGCTTGGGGCTCTATACGTGCCTCTACCGGCTTCTTTGTAGTTTTCACTGGAGTATTATTCAAATGAAAAGTTAATGCGTATCTGCTATCGTAATAGCCATTATTGTGAGTCTTGCAACAGTTATAACATGCTGAGGTTTTTCTTGAACTCTTGTGGCGATAAACTATCTCATCACAATTATTACAAGTTAATTTATATCTATATGCGCTTGGGTCAATTTCAGCAGAACCACATCTTTCACCAACGCATCCAATTTGTAATGCAATTGACCTCCATACGTGGTCGTGAGATGAACTACCTCTTCTTTCAAAATCAATAGCATGAGCAATCTCATGTAATACCGTATCTTCCCACTTTGAAATTGGAGCATCACTATTTTTTATCATCCATTCAGATAAAATAACCTCCTTTATACTCCTACTTCTATTAATTCTGCAGGTTCCAAAACTATTCTTTTTCTTACCGTATTTTTTAACCCATCCTAATTTGGACATGTTGAATATTTCTCCATCTACTAGGAAATCAGCACTCATGTGCTTTTTAAAAGTTTCATTAATCGTATAAAGTTTTGACTCTGACATTGTATATCGTTTTAAATTATACGTAAATATACAACCACTTTATCTTATATACAACAAAAAAGGGAAAAAGTTTTTAAATTCTTTTTCCCTTATTAATTTATCTACCCATCTTTCCGTTAATAAAATGTATCAACTGAGCCCTACCATCCGGGTAAATTCCACCCAAGGAATTCATCCAGTTTGAGGCGCCTCTATTAAAACCTACTCTTAAATGAGATAACGTTCCCACCATTATATGTCCATCCTCTCTGTGTGGGTGGTGACCATGCCCTACAATATTTTTAGTATTCAGATTTTTAAACTGGTTGTGACCACCCCTAGAACCATTCGCTCCCAAGTGACCATGCATTGCCAATTCCCATCCATGAATCCTAAAACTATCATCCAGACTTAATGTGGTTATCTTATCTCCAAACCTCTCATCTATTAAATATGGTAATATACCCTTAACCTGAGCATTTTTACTTTCTGCCAATATATTGGAGAGTTTTAAATACATTTTCTTGTTCTTGGCCTTCCGCCAATCTGTATGCATTAACCATCTGTCCAGCATATCATCGTGATTTGACCTTGCTATAATAATATGTCCATAGTCCTTGTGTTTGTCCAACCACTTCATGACACCTTCTATCTCCTCCTCGAGATTGTCTAAACCTTGCTCTTCTTTTTGAAGTAGTCTAAATGGATTCTTTTCGTCCCAATGGAGTATTGATTCCATTTCGGAAACATCGTGCACCACTATGTGCTTTGGCTTCATTTTTTCAATCAAACCAAATGCGGCTTTTGTAACCACCTCGTCATTATGTCTTACGTGGACATCTCCCAAGATTACAGCATCCATGCCGTCTTCATTATCTATAATTTTACCATTCAAGGCTCTCTTGTAAACATCATAGAAATTTCCATTGGCATCTGCATTGACTTGCCTAATGTGAAAATCCTCCCCATCTAATTCAACTACAATAAAACCTAGCATGTGGTGAAATTCACCTTTCTTGCCAGCTTTACTGTCCGTATAATTAGGTTGAGTACAAGCTCCGGTTGATAGTAAAAGCTTATGCGGATATCCTTCCAATACTGGCAGTGATTTTAAATGTTGCCTTGGGTGCCCAACTATACAAGACTCCAATGCAGTAAATCCATTGAATCCAGTTAATGGTTGTGCGGCTGTTGGTTGAACCTTAACATCAGAAAGCACTTGGAGCAATGGATGTATATTGTGCCTGTTTGCATCCAAGTGAGGTTTGACTTCTTTTGTCCACCATTCATCACTCTCCTGATTTACCGTCCATGCTGAAGTTGGGTTTCTATACCTACCAGCTATAACGTGTAAATTCGCATTTAAATGTTCCGTGTATGCTTCTATGTTCCTCCATAAATTACGATGAACTCCAGTTGCGTTTTGAGCCCATGTGATAATGAAAGTTTCCTTTTTCTTATCAAATGTTTTCTTTTGCGCATCTAAAAATTCCCTACTAATTGGCTTTTGCTTCTTACCCGAACCAGCTATCACCAAAGACTTGTTTATAGCCTTTCTAATTCTCTCATGATACTCTAAGCCATATTTTTCACAAGCCTGTCTTACAGCGCTTGAAATCGATACTCCGGGCTCTTTAATTAAAAGTTTCTTTACAAACTTTAATTCTTTTACATACTTCGCTTTTCCCATTTATTTATTTTTAGTTAATCCTCATATAAATTATCAACCTCTTCTTCGGTTGGAGGGTATTTCAATAACTCTTCCTTTATAAATTTGCCGGGCTGATATTTTACTATCCACCTCGACGCCATTGTCATCTTAGTTGGGGTGCCGATACCTCCATTCATACTCATAACTACTCTCGCAGGTTTGATGAATGGATATATCATACCAATTTTAGGAAGGGCAATGGCCCTATTAGCTTTCATATACTCTATGATGATTTCGATTCCCGTTCTCCACACTTTAGTAATATCGGTAACCGTGAATCCGGTTCTTTTACTAATCTCTTTTGCGAAGTCTTTCATCTTAACCATATCTTTTGGCTTACGCTCTCTAATAGGTCTTAGCTTCCTTTTATTTTGCATATTTCTTTTTCTTTTTTAACTTGGTCGGAGATTTGTAAAACGAATCAATCCTCGCCATCTGCTCTTGTTGCTTTTTTAGCTTTCTCCTAGCTTGCCTTTGGTCATAATTCTTAACTCTCTTTCTTAGGAAATAAGAAGTGGTGGCTCCAATGGCATGCCCAAACATCGTAGCTCCAATATCACCAACATTGAATCCGCTGGTTCCCAAAAACCCATCATTAAGTTCTTTTAGAATAGCTACACCTCCCACAAGGGCACCTGACTTTAGGTAGGCTTGCATTTCTGTATTATACCCATTTGTATCAAAATAGATATAAGACACTCCACCAAGAAACATGCCTACTGCTGCATGTTTCTGTTTATCATAATCCATAGTACTTCCCGGTAAGAAAATATACCCTAATTCATTATCCTGTGCCCCCACTCCTATCGAGAAGAATGCCAATGCTAATACTAATAATAATTTTTTCATCTTTATTTGTTTAATTGTTTATCATTTATTTTTAACTACCACAAGCTAGGCAATCCTCATCATTATCAACTGCGTTTCTACCTTGCTCTATCATGGCTTTAAAATCACCCTGATTTATTGGCTTTATTTCCACCTCGACCTTTAATGCCTCTTCCTTCTTTACCGTAAACTTTTTAGCATCAACCGCAGACTTGGTCCTAAGATAATACATTCCTGTTTTTAGCTTTTTAGAATGAGCATAAAAGTGCATTGAAGTTAATTTAGATTCAGTAGCTCCTTCCATAAATAAATTCATTGATTGTGCTTGACAAACAAACCTTTGCCTATCAGCGGCCATGTCAATAATTGATTTCATAGATATCTCGTAAGCTGTCTTATAAATCTCTTTTATCTCCGTTGGGATTCTCCCTATGTTTAAAACAGAACCATTGTCTCTCATCAACTCATTTTTCATTTGGTCATCCCATAATCCAAGAGCCTCTAAGTCCTCAACTAAATGAGTGTTGCATACTACATATTCTCCTGACAAAACCCTTCTAGTATATAAGTTAGAAGTGAACGGTTCAAAGCATTCATTGTTTCCTAAGATTTGAGAAGTACTTGCTGTTGGCATTAATGCTATCAACAAACTATTTCTTAATCCATTCCTTTGAATATCTACCTTCAAGCTGGCCCAATCCAATTCCGGGTCTAAATCTGGAGTCTCTTCATACATATCAAATTGTAAAATCCCCTTTGATGCAGGACTCCCTTTAAAGGAAGCGTAGGCACCTCTATCCATCGCCATCTCCATTGAGGCCTCCAATGCATAAAAATACATATGTTCAAATATATCCTTATTTAATTGTTTAGCTTCAGGTGAATCAAATGCATATCTAAATTTTACAAAAACGTCAGCCAAGCCCTGGACTCCTAACCCTACTGGACGGTGTTTGGAGTTACTTGTTTTGGTTTCCTTTGTTGGATAATAGTTTGCATCGATTACATTATCTAAATTGATTATAACGCGTCTAACAGCTTTTCTAAATAGAGACTTATTGAAAAATACAACTCCACGCTTATCCTTCTCCACAAACATTGGTAAGGCAATAGAGGCTAGGTTGCAAACCGCATCCTCCTTATCATCAGAATATTCAATAATCTCAGCACATAAATTTGAACTTTTAATTACCCCTAAATTCTTTTGGTTGGATGATATATTTGCCCTATCCTTGTGTAGTAAATATGGTACTCCTGTTTCAAGTTGAGACACCATTATTTTCTCCCACAATTCCCTTGCTTTAATTGTCTTTCTCCCAAGTCCCATTGTCTCTAGATTCTCATACTGGATTTTAAAATCCTCTCCGACTAAATCCTGAAGCGGTACGTGTCCAGATGTTGCGATTTCATTTGGACAAAATAATGTCCAATCTCCACCAGATTTAACTCTCTCTAAAAATAAATCATTGCTCCATATTGCATAGAATAAATCTCTTGCTCTCAACTCTTCAGCACCGTGATTCTTTTTCAATTCTAAGAATGAAAATATATCAGCATGCCATGGCTCAATATAAATAGCAAAACTACCCTTGCGCTTTCCACCTTGATTAATCCATCTTGCAACTTCATTATAGGTTTTTAGCATTGGAAGAATTCCATCAGACCTTCCATTAGTTCCTTTTATTCTACTTCCTTTAGACCTGACATTATGTACGTGCAGTCCTATGCCTCCAGCCAACCCGGAAATTTTAGCAACACTTTTCATGGTATCAAATAACCCATCTATACTATCAGCTTTATTCGCCAATAAAAAACATGAACTTAATTGTGATAGTTTAGTTCCAGAATTAAATAGTGTTGGAGTTGCATGTGTAAAATATTTATTACTCATCATCTCATAAGATTCAATAACATCCGGCATTGAAAATGCACCAACTTCAATTGCAGTTCTCAGCCACATATATTGAGGGCGTTCAATAACACCACCCTGAGACTTATCAGACTTTTCCCTACCTCTTAATAAATAGGATTTCTCTAAGGTTCTCAACCCAAATATATCATGCCCAAAATCTCTATCTTGAACAACCAGCTGATTCAACTCTGTTTTGTTTTGAAATACAAAGGCCATAAACTCCTCCGACAAAACCTCAGTTTCATCTTGAACTTTCCTCATCGCCTGAGAAAAAGTATCCGGTGTTGATTTCCTCAATTGTGTTACAAATAATCTTGAAGCCAACGTGCTATAATCCGTATGAGATGGGACTAGCGATGCTGCGATTTCAATACACAGGGTGTCCAACTCCTCGGTCGTAATGTTATCGGCCATTTGGCTAATGACTTTAATTGACATTTTATCTGCCTCAACCCTTAATCCTACCGAAGCCTTTCGTATGCGGTCTGTAATCTTTGCGGGATTAAAATTAATTAATCTACCATTTCTTTTTTGTACCTTCATTTATTATGATTTTTTGTTTTTTTATTACCCCCATGGAAATGTAACCCATCCATCCATACCCTCCGGTATTTCAATTGGACAAAACTCTACTAGGTCTCTCCGCCTAGACGTAAGGACTGCAAATCTAGCGTTTGGATATAGATGTTGAATGTCCTTAATTGTGCGCCCTGAGTCACATATGTCATCAACAAATAATACGTTTGACAGGTCACCAAATTCTAAAATCTGGCTTCTCATATCCTCTGTATTCGCAAGTCCATCTCTCGTTTGATAGTTTAACACACCCATAGGTATGCCCATCTCATTTGACAGCTTAACTGATAATGGCAGGCCTCCTCTTTGAAGTCCCACAATTTTTGTAATACCTAGACCTTGATAATGCCACGCTATTGAGCCCGATGCATTATCGAATTCATCCCAAGTTATTTTCATAATGTTTAATTTAAGTTCGGTTTTAGTTTATCTGATTTGTGTAATTTTTTATGCCTCTTATAGTCTGCCAAACCATCAGCCATCATGTTTCCAATTATATTGGGGTCTTTCATTAGATATGCTTTGGCTACTGGATTCTTTTCTTTTTCAACTTGATGTGATTTGATGTGAATCATTTCTAATTTTAACTTCGGCCTGTTTTTTAAAGCCAACACTATCCTCTCCCACAAGTCTACATTTTTTATTGGAGCTCCATAGCTAATCCAATCATTTTCAATCCATCGTTCTAATCTATTTTCAGTAAAAGTTTTTACGACATACATTGAATCTGAATAGACCCTAAGCTTAACTTTGGCATCAATATGAAATGCGGTGATTGCATAATATAGAGCCATTACTTCCATCCTTCCAGTTTTGGTATTTTCAAACCCCGATGAGAATGCTTTTTTATTTCCATAAAAATCTGGAAAGTAAGTTGCAAAACCACCCCAACCTTTTTTTGGGCCAACCACAACTGCGGAGCCATCTGTATATGCTACTATTGTTTTCATGGTTTTTTTAATTGATTTTAAGGAGCTCTACGCACTCCCATTTTCCTATTGGCATATTACTATTGATTAGTATATCGATGCGCTTAGAGTATCTCTTATTCATCTTATCCTCGACCGTATACACTCCATCGTATCTCGTTCCAGTTATTCTTACTTTCGTTCCCATTGGATACTCGATGAGTAAATCTCTTGAGACCGCAATTATCTTATGCTTATATGGATTAGATAAATCCAATTTAAACATCGACGCAGTGTGTCCAGGGTCAGAATTAGTCTGTTCTGGAACTGCATTGTAAACTGTTGTTGTAACCTCCGTTTGACTGGTACATAACATCGCTGATATACACATCGTCAATAATAGTATTTTTTTCATAATCCTCCGTTTGCTAATTTACTAACTTCAAAATATATTTCACCCCAAGTTGGGAGTCCTCCTACATTTCTATTATCAATATAAACATCCGCAGAAATTTTTCTACAGTCCTGCCCATAGGCTTGTATTTTTTCTGGTAGATTGGAATTGATATAGTGATATGGGATGGAGTGTTCGTTTAGGAAATCTTCTGCCATCCCCTCATACCTTCCAGTCCTGCAGGTGTTAATAATAACCTTGTGACCATCCCCATAAAGCTGGTCAATAAAATACGCAGCTCCACTGATTATCTCTCCAACTTCTGGAAAGCTATCCTCTGCAATGGTTCCATCAAAATCAATCGCTAGTGTTAAAATTCTCATATTACTAAATATTTATTATACATTTTTTTCCATTCTCCAAGGCTTAAAACCTCTCCCTTAAATGTATAGAAAGTATCTCTACCTTGTTCTATAATTTTCATTTCAATTCTCTGGACAATTCTATCCACATTAATTTTTTGACCCTCAGGTGTTGGAATGTAATCTCCATAATTCCACTCCTCATCAACTCCGGCCAATTCTATAGTAGGATAATTAACTGCATACCCCCTAGCCCTCATCTCTACGCATAATTCTTTTAACCTATTAACAATATAGGCAAACTTGTCATACCACATATATGCATGTCCGGTACTTAATGTGTATTCCTTCCCAATTCTGGTTTTATCTATTCCAACTTTGGTTTTCTTAGACCTTCTATAATAATCCGCCGAGAACTTTATCTCGTTATACTCCGCTCTCAAATGTTGGTCTGCAAGCTCTTGTACTGGTATAATATTTATTCTCATAATATTTGATTTTAATTATAGCATAAAGATAATACTATTTTACACATAAACAACAAAAATCCCAAAAAAGTTTTAATTCTTTTGGGATTGTATATATGCTTTACCTTTGACCAATGTCCAACAAATAGTCTTTGGTTTCTTCTTTATTCATTTTTCTAGAACTTATTCCACTAGGTAGTTCTATTATTGTTTTGCCATTCTCGATGGCGTATTCTAACTCCATCACACACCCACTTGGGATCTTACCATCGGGCAATGCCTTAAAAGCAAAAACCTCACACTCCCTAACTTGACTTAAAAATACATCGTAAAACATATCTACATATGGAGTTGTGGACATTAGGCGCTTATACTTTGCCAATGCCTTGTCGACCAACCCTTGAGTTCCGGGCTGATTTGGATTTACTACATCCAACCCTAAATCTACAAGTGTCTTAATATCCCTCTCTTCTTGGGGTGTATTATATATTCCCATGAAGTGGGCGTAGTATACTTTTTTGTTCATTTTCTTTTCTCATTTAAAATTTTACGTAACACATCTTTCATTCCTGAAGATTGTTTCTTGATATCAATTCCTTTATTTACGGCTTCTGCAACCTCTTCTTTATCCTCCAGCATCTCCCACATTTGTTTATCAATTGTAAAATCGCTTAACATAAAGGTTACCGTAGTTGCATTCTTTTGTCCTGACCTATCCAACCTTCCAATTGCTTGTACTAAATCTGATGGCCTCCACGGTAATTCCAATATCAACATATTTGAACAAACGTCTTGCAATCCATCAACTCCAGTTCCAGCCGATTGCATATTACCAAACAAGAATACATCATCACTCTTCTGCCAATCCAATACAATTTGACGCTTTTTTCCAGCCGAAGTTCCACCTGCTATTAGTGGACACTTAAACTTTTCCGAAAGGTAATCTAACTGCTCTCTATGCAATCCAAAGACTAATAGCTTTACTCCAGATTCTTTCCAATCTTTTAAATATTGCTCTATTGCCTTTACCTTGCCCTCAATGGCTAGTTTTCTTAACTCTCCTAATTGAACCAAGTGCTCAGCCTCCATTGCCGACTCCATTGCCTCTTCTCCTTTTTCTTCTAAGACATATTCTAAGAACTCATTTGTGGCCCTGTGTATTTTTGCTAGGTTGTTAATTGGTATTTGTATCACCTGCCTTGTGCAATCTGGCAACTCATCCAATACATCTCTTTTTTCCCTTCTAATGTAACAGGTCTCTCTTAGCTTTCTATTTAGTTCAATTATATTGGTTGCACCTTTAGCTTCCCATCCAAAACTACCTCTAAAACCATCACAGTACCTCGTAATAAATTGGTACCAATCATCGGCTATATGATGGTCTGTTTTTAAGATTTTTAATAAGTTCCAAATCTCAACAGGTTTTGACATAATTGCCGTTCCCGTTAGCATTTGAATAATCAAGTCATCTGACCCAGTAATCATCTTTGCAACCTTTGCCCTATTTGAAGTTTTGTTTTTTAAAAAATGGGCCTCATCGAATATAACCGACTTCCATTTTGTATTCTTTAATTCTTCAAATTTATACGTAGCTCCTTTGCCTTGCTTTTTTCCTATGATATCATAATTGATTACTACAACATCCGCATTCCAATTGTTAGGACTTCTCTTTAGTGGCTTAGACACGATTGTTGAAACTTCTCTTTTATTTCCCGTAATCTCTTCCCACTTTTCTTTCCACTGGTCTTTAACCGATGCCGGTGTAATTACCAAGCATGGAAATAGATTTGAAGTCTCTGCATAAAGTATAGATTCAAATGTTTTTCCCAATCCAACATCATCTCCATTTAATACATTTCCCTTTAGCCTTGCGTATCCCAAAGCTTCCAATTGATATTGTCTAGGTATATATGCGAAACCTTTTGAATCACACATCCCCTGCAGGTATGCATAATCCAAGTCCATCACCTCATAGCTTATATTGACATCCTCCTCTTGGGGTTTTTTTATCTGCTTGAAGTCGAAGATTCTCACTATATACTTTATGTTATCTTTCGACCATTCATTAACCGGAAGAACCCAGAGTTTTAATTCCGGGTTCCATCTGCTATTTCTATCAGCATTTTTAATTCTACTTGAGATTTCTTTATTAAAATCGAAGGAGAAGTTTACTGTCTTGTTTAATGCATCTATATAAAATTCTCTTTTCATATTTTATTTTTAAAGTTCCGTGTTAGATATATGAATTTATAATATCCATAAAACCACCATCTGAAAATCTTCCAATTACCAAAGAGTAGATTAAATATAGGCCTCCAAACATATAGTGAAATATTGCCCATAATATTGATTTGTTAAAATAATAACTAACCATAACGGCCAATATGTTTATTGCTAATTTAAACCAACTATTAAATGGATTGACCACCCTTGCAAGTTGCTTTCCTAATTTTGCTTCGTAGCTATTTCTATCCATAATTTTATTTTTTTAAAAAGTTACATTGTGTGTTGTCTTGAACGCCTCCCAAGTTCCATCCTCATATTCTATTACATAAGTTGCCTCTATAATATGAGCACCTGCATTTATATATCTACCTGTAAATACATTAAGCTCTGGAGTTTCGATTGAACCAGGGCCTCTTACAATCGACATACTAAGTCCATCGATATCCATTGATAAATTACTGTAATTGCTAGCCACACATGCGGATGGAGTTGCCGTATATGTTATTGTAATATTTCCGAATTGAAGTGGCCCATGACTTAATTGTCCATTCACCGTTGTGTCATTACATTTTACAGATACCTTGTCGCCACCTTCATCCTTACTACATGATGTGGTGAATAGTAATGTCATAAATACTAATACTAATACTTGTTTTAAATTTTTCATAATTTTACTTTTTATATGTTCTTATTAAATAATTGCAAATCAAGAATGAATCAATCTTCCCATCGTGATTCTTCTTTGACTTTTCTGTTTTTCTAAAATCTATATCTGGAAATTCGCTTGTAGCTATTTGTTCAGCCATTGCCTTCGAATCTACCACCATAGTTTTACCACTTGATGAAGGATTTTTAATTAGCTCATATCCTTTCCTTATAAATGATTGCCATTTTTGTGGACGTACAAAAATAATTTCAGCCCTAATTAACTCCAAAAGCATTCTTTGCGCTCCTGCCTTGTACCCAAAATTGAAGTTGTTAGTTGCACTCCAACCTCCTCTTCCTCCAACTTGCTCCATTGCTGCAACAAATTTATATCCATTGAAATCTTGCCTTATATTAACCGCCAATCTTATTAATCCTGAATAGCTGAAAACCGGTTTTGTTTGTGGCTTCCCATTTTTCAAAATCTTTCCTGTTTCTTCAGGCTCTGTTGGCATTGCATAAAAATGATATTTATCATCTTCAACTTTTGCTGTAATGAATCCATCTGCTCCAGGGTCAAATCCTATAAATACAGTTCTCATAATTATATTTTTTTAAATATTCCACTAGAAATTAATCTACTTTCTAAGGGAGTTTTTTTACTGCCAATATGTAATTTTAAACCCATACCTTCTAGGATATCCTTAACATCATCCAAGTCATAAATATAATTTACATCCAATTTATAGACTTCAATACCATCCATAATATTTGGAATAGTATCTTCAGCATAATTGTCTTCATAATGTTCACCGTCATTTCCATTCTGGCCAATGATATCCATTCTGTCATTATCTTCGCTTCTCTCTAAAGCTTCATCTACTAATCTTCCTTGACTACTCATAATTTTTTTAGTTTTAATAATATTAACAGTATTGTCTTTGTTTAGTTTAAGTTCAATTGGCATATCATTGGTATAGGGTACATCACACCAATCATAATCAACCGCATACTCTCCATCAGGATTAGCAACAAACTCTTTTAAGAATGATTGTTGCACTTGTGGTATATAGCTTAAAGCAGTTTCACCATTAGATAATAAATAATCAGTAGTTGCTATGATTTTTCTACTTTCTGAAAATACACTACCTCTATTAAATCGTTTTAATTCTCCATCGTTCCCTGATATAAACCAATCACCTTCTTTAATAGGCTCTGTCTCTTGTGATACAGTTGCGTATAGGTGTTGAGGGAAAAATGTTTTAATTTTAGGTGTTAATTCATTTCTGTAATAAATATTTAAATCTCCTCTAACATCTGTATATAATCCAATATGACTCTTATCTTCTGTTGGTAATGTTATTACATTTATTAGTTGCTCCATAGTTTTAATTTTCTTAATCCTTCTTTGGTTAATTCAAATTTAATATATTAAAAAAAACTCTTTGCCCAATTCAGTTATAGGACATACATTTGGCAAGGTTTCCCCTTCACGATTCCATAAGTACATATACATCTACAATAAACACAACTGCTGTACAGTTTACATAATATTGTAAGAGCATTTATAGTCTTACATTATGTCGTTTATCTTCAATCAAAGAGTTTAATTGATATCTTTAATTATTTTGTTTAATTGTTGATACTCCGTTTTCTTTTATAATAGTTAACACATCACTAGAGGCATCTTCATCCGAAACATGCGTAATTATCATTGCGGTTATATTAAGTGTCTTAGCGGACTTAATAAGGTGTTTTAAGCCTATTGAATCTACTCCTTCAAATACTTCATCTACCGATAAAAAGTCTAATCCACCATAAGGGTGCGTTGCATTAATCATATGGCGGTTTGCTAATATGGATGCGAATAGTAACCTACCCCTCTCTCCCCCACTAAATGATGAGAATGTTCTTTCTACGTCCCTGATTATTTTAGCAGTGATTTCATCTTTAAATGTCCCATTGGCCATCATCTTAAAACCTTCCATCTTAACCTTTAAATCAGAGCCCATATCATTAAGATATCTATTGCAATGAAATTCAATTGCATCTAAAGACTGGTTGGCTAGGAACATCCTAAATTGCTTAAAATTAGTAATCCATTGATTCCTCTCATATATGGAGTCTCCAAGTTTAGTTAACTCTAAAGAATCGACCCGCTTTAGCTCTTCTAAGGACTTTAAATCACTTTTGAGTGTAGTTATAAGGCTTTTGTTATTGTCCGCCTTCAAATCGCTTGATTTAACTTTGTGCTCATTAATGGTTACCTCGTGTCCCTTTATTTGCCTTTCAACAGATTTTATTAAGTCTACCTCTTTATTAATCTTAAATTCAATGTTTGAGATTTCTCTTTCCAAACCTCTATATTCCCGCTCTAAATTATCAACTGCAGTTTCCGCGTTTCTAACATTAACAGAAATTCCCTGAGATATGGTTATTAAATTAGATTTCCCAACCAAACTATCTTGCTCCAATTGTCTCAATGCGGTAATTGATTTATCAAAGTCCACCAGCTTTAGGTTAGCTTCATTTATATTGGTTTTGCAACCATCAATTTTCTCTTTGATTTGACTAATTAATTTTTCAGCATGTATTTTATTTTTGCCTAGTTCTTCAATATCACCATCCAATACAAATTCATGAGAACATGCTGGACAGGTTAAGCTTCCACCTAACTTTACATTTATCTGTCCAAGCAGGGTTTCTAACTTTTCAGTTTTAACCTTCCAAGTTCCCAAGCTATCGTCTTCTAAATCTAAGTTTTCAGATAGGGAATCCCTGTCATAAGATATGGATTCAATTTCCTTTGATTTGTCGATACCCTTGAACTCATCGACTTTGGCCTGAGCCTCCGCCATTAGCCTTACCACATCCTTCAATACAGCATCTTTGGATTCCGTATCTTTTTCAACTTGAACTAATTTTTCTTTTTCTGTTTTTATATCACTTTTCCAAGAAACTAATTTTACTTTGGATTCTGAGATAATTACCTTGCAGTCTTTTATTTCATCCTCTTCAAATTCAATCTCATCCCTGAGTTCCTCTAATTTTACTTTCAATTCTTCTTTAAAATCTCTTGCATTTTCCTTTGCAATATTTTCATGAACCAGTTCAATCTTTCCATCCAGTTTTGAAATATCATTTGAAAGGTTATTGAATTCTGAATCCAATACTGAATTATCAATATTTTCTAAGCCCTCAATTATACTCGCATCCGAAAACCTATTTATTAAATCTACCTTTTCTTTGTTGGATGATTTAAAAAATGATTTGAATCTTGAATTATTTATTAAATAGTAATTAAACAAGTCTTCCTTAGATATTGCAAACCATGCTAGGATAGCTTTCTTACCATCATTAATATTACTGAATGAAAGTTCTTCTTTTTTTCCTACTAAGTCAAATGTACTTACTTGTAACTTATTTGAGCCCTTAACCTTTATAGTCCATTCAATGTGTATGGATTCTTTTCGATGGTCACATGAAGCAATCAATCCAACGTTGGCCTCTGTATTTCCATAAGACACTAACTCTGCATCCCTAACGTCCCTACTGTTTGAGGCAGTAATGCAAAATTCTATTATCGCCATCATTCCTGACTTTCCACTTCCATTTGATTTCTGCTTTTCATCAGTGAGATTTAACCCTTGAATTAACAAAGGCCTTCTCTCAAATTCGTATTCCAGATTTTCAAATGTCAGAAAGTTCTTAGCTGTTATTTTCTCTAATCTCATGGTTTAGCTTTTTGATTACATTCTTTTTATTCAATGCTGATACATATATAAAGCCCGGCTTGCAAATTACTTTTTTACGAACCTGTCTATTGTCCCTTGCATCCTCAAATTTAATGTCCATAATTTCAAACTCAGCCTCTTCAATGGAGCCGGTCTCACGACTTACCTCAAAAAGAGTATGTCCCCTTTGTGGTTTTATTGTTGCTAATTTTTGAAGTTTCTTTTCAACTTCTTTTTTTGTAACCTGCTCAGTGTCTACTGATTTTTTTTCTTCTATCATTTTATATTTTTTTGAATTTAAAGGATGCCTCCTGTACAATACTTGTATCTATAAGGTGGGTCACTTCTCCCTCTTTATCGGCAATAAGTAAAGGACGCTTTGTATATTTTAATTCTAAAAGAAATTCAATTAAATCGATGGTGTTTCTCCTAGAGTAACCTACAGCTAAAATATCATTGTGTACTACCTCATATCTAGTTTTTAGTATAAATTCTCCATCTTCAACGTGATGAGATGGACAACTTGGTTTTCCCAATATTTCTTTAAAGAATTCATCTTTAAGGTGTGTAAATCTATCTTTACTTATTGAATATAATTCACTAAGAGTTGTACCTGAATCATGCTTTAATATGCTCATTTCTATTAAGTCATATTCTAAAACGTCACCATTGCCATGGTTAATTTCGTAAATAAAATTTGTGTTACCAAATTTTCCATTTGTTCTTTTTTCATAATAAGTTTTGTCCGCCATTGTATTTGTTTTTAATTGTTTTTTAAAAATTGCTAAATCCGTACAGTTGAACCATGGCTAGCATGATTGTTGTAATTAATAATGTTGCGATAATAAACGCCTTTAATTGTAAGTCTAATCTTTTAAATGTTTTCATAATATTTGTTTTTAATTGTTTTGTTTTAAAAGGGGATTAATTAAAATCCCCGTTATTAAATTTATTGTTTATTCTGGTTTAATTGTAATTTGTGAACTTGGTATGTTAGTGAATTTGCACTGAAAAACTCTATGGTCATATAATCATGTTTTTCCCCACAAACTTCACTTTCTATTTCCGGGCCAACTCCAGAAGACTTTGCTGATGCTCCCATGGCACTAGTTACTATTATATTTACAACATCAATATCTCCTAGGTGTTCTATCTCTACTTTTTTGTGCCCACTTATAAAGGAAAAGTTCTTGATTTCTTTAATGTTTTCTAAATTTTCTTTAATTTCTTGGAATCTCATAATATTTGTTTTTAATATTTCTATACGCTAAATATACAAACACTTATTGGTTACCACACGCTTTTTCTTAAAAACTTTTAAAAATAAAAAGGGACATAAAAATTAATTTATGTCCCCTTCCTTGTATCTAGTGGCTTTTTACTTCCTTTTCTTTTTCAAAATATTTTCGAACTCTTCAACCATATCTGGATTTTCATCAAATACAACCCTAAGTTTCTTAACACCTTGGGCCAATCTAGTTTCTCCATAGTAATAGAATGCACCCTTCTTTGTTAGGATTTCTTCAAAGACTAGTTGTTCAACCATACCGGTAAATCTATCAACTCCAACTCCATATACAATATCATTCTCAATTGTTTTAAATGGAGGAGAAACTTTATTCTTAACAATATTAATAAATTGCTTGAATCCAATTACTGAATCTCCTTCTTTTAATTGACCTTTGCTTTTTATCTCCAATCTTTGAGTGGCATAGAATTTTAAAGCCTTGCCTCCCGTTGGAGCCTTTGCTGGCCCATACATTGAAATGGTAGACCTCAATTGATTTAAAAACATAATCGTGCATTTTGCATCACTTGCAGGTCCTGCTATTAACTTCATGGCTTGTGACATTAGTCTTGCCTGCAGTCCAATCTTAGCCTCTCCCGATTCCCCCTCGAGTTCTGCCCTTGGAATTAAAGCTGCAACCGAATCAACTATTATTAAATCAATCTCACCCGTTTCAACCAATGCCCTAATTGTTTCAATAGCTTGCTCTCCATATGATGGCTGGCTAATATATAAATCATCCACACTAACACCTATTTGTTCACAATACTCCGTATTCAAAGCATGCTCCGCATCTATAATTGCAACAATACCTCCACCCTTTTGAGTCTCTGCTGCTAGCTCTAACGCCAGACCAGTCTTTCCACAACCTGATTCTGCAAAGACTTCAATAATCTTTCCTTTTGCATAACCACCGCCTAATGCGACATCCAAATCTCCCCTTCCAGAAGATATGGTCTCGATATCAATCGCAGCATCCGAAAATTTCATTACCACCTTTTCTCCAAATCGTTTATCCAACTTAGCGATTGCGCTAGCTATTGCTTTATTTCCTTTTGACATTTATATTTGATTTAAAAATTCATCTAAGAGTATTATTCCCTTATCATATTCCAATCCTTTATCCTCACAAAATTGCTTGAACGTTCCTCTGACCTGAACCTTATCATATTTTTCAATTACAGATGGTGGAGTTAAATCCCCATCGTCATAATCATATTTAACCTCATACTTAATCTTTACATCTATGCCGGTATCTTTGAATATTGATTTATCTAAAGCCCTAAGCCTAGACTCCGTTCCAGTAAATTCAAACCTAATAACATCCGAGCTATTACTATGCGCTTTAATCAATTGTTTTAGCTCCGACATACTAATATCGTCTATATTGACCAACACCTTGTTAAAAGCTTTAAAACGGCCCTTAATTATCTCATAAGACAGGTCGTCATATAGTATTGAGAATCCTTTATTAGAATCCTCTCCGAAGCCATCCTGTATCATGGACGGTAAATGAACTATATCTTTAGATATCTCATGCCAATTATGATAGTGTCCCAAATAGGTCTTCTTCCACTTCTTTAATAGCGTCTTATTAATAGAGGTCTTTTCACTGGTATGTCCTAAATTAGTAGAACCTGCCATTTCAAAATGACTTATTAATACATCGGTTCCCTCAGCCTCCTCCAGCATCGGTATCAACATATCATCCGAAAAGAATGGTAACATTGTTACCTCTAATCCTCCAACATCAATAACACTCAATGTGGTGTGTAGGTTGAAGTTGGGATAATGCCTAAAGGTATCCAAGAAAGATTCATGACTGGCATAAATTGTCTTATCGTGGTTACCCGGAATGAAATCCACGTACATTCCATTCATGTTAAACAAAACCAATATCTTATCCAATGTCAATAATATACTTTGCCTTTGGAATGCCCTTGAATGAAACAAGTCTCCTGCAAATAAAAGTCTTTTTATATTCTTTTCATTTGCTATCTGTATCATGTGCTTAATGCTGGTAAGTACTGCCTCTTCGTTTCCAGTTTGTAAATGCACATCGTTGAAAATAATTGCTACCGGTTCTTTCATTAAAATGAAATTAATCGACCATCTTCAAGAAAGTCTATTTTACCAGTTTTTGTAACATCTATCGTCTCATATGAAAGTGTAAGCCCACTTGTGTATTTAAAGGTAGCACCGTGCTGTACTCTAAATGGATACTCTTCTTCATCTTCTTCAAAATTATGAGTACGGCCATCTACAACCACTTTAGCCCAACGGTTACTCGACCACTTGTCTTCCTTTCCATACATTGACAGTTTAAACTCACCCGCCTTCATTATATATACTCTTGATTCCATATCTTTTGTTATTAAAAAAGCCCACCTAGTTTGTAGATAGGCTTTTGTTATTTATTGTTTTATTATTTACTCAACAATGAGGCTAATTCTGAATCTAAATCATCACCAGCAACTTCAGTTGAATCCTGAAAAGGTAATTCCTCTTCTTGCAAGGCTAGGTTATACCAAGTTACCAAATCTTCTTTTGATAATTTTGGTAAAGTCTCTTCTCCATAATTCTCAGCAATATATAGCTTCAACGCTTTTTTCATCGCAATTGGAGAAACCTTTTTCTCTATTGGTTCTTTTGTTTTTGCTGGTGCCTTTTCTTTGGCCGGAGTTTCTCCTACCACATCTGTAGACTCTTCTTTTTCATCCGCACTAGCACTTCCTAAACCTGCTTTTTCAGCTTTTGGTTCTGGAGTTCCAAGTTGTGGAATTACTTTTTCCTCAACCTCTGCAACGAACCAATCGCTTAAATCTTCAAAGAATCTTTTCATTTCTTTTTTAGAAGCGGTTCCAAACCATTCGCTCTCCTTATTTGGAGCATCATTATTTCTGATATTTAACTTCTCACCATCTTGTCTAAATGAGATTCCTTGCACTCTTTTATTAGCCTTGTCCGTAAAATCGTAAGGCTTAATAAATACATTTTTCTCTAAGTCCATAACTAACAACGCCTTCATCATATCTTGAGAATAACGATTGTTTGTTGAAATAGAAATAATATAAATTTCACCATCCGCATCAAAAACGACATTAATACTTTCCCCGTACTTATCATGGGTTCTAAACTCCACTTCTTTAACCATTCCAGTTAAGTCAGCATATCTTGCGCCCTGTCTAGTTTTTACACCTTCAGAGGTAGTATACTCTTGAGTTGCAAAGTTTGGGTCATTCGACTCCGCCTTTCTGTTCCATACGTATCCACCTGCTAAAGATAAATACAATCCTTTTGATTCTTTTACTGCTCCTAATCCTGCCATAATTTTTAAAATTTTATAATATTGATAATTTGTTATAAGGACTTTTCTAAGTTAAACACGGATTGCCTTGGGTCTGTGTTGTTTTTTAATTGACCAGCTTTTCGGCTTTCTCAATTATTCTTTCTGATATTTCACTATACCTATCTAAATATTCTCCAAGTGTCATTGTGGCCTGCATATTAAAGGTTACCTCATGAGCTATGATTTCTAATGCTCGCTTGAATGTAACTCCATATGCTTCCGAATGCTCACTCTCCTTTCCAATATTTTTCCCGGTCTTGGCTGTCATCATTTGATATACATCAAACTTGTTTATGCCCTCACTTTTTTTAATCCTAAAATTTTCAATTTCAATTATCATAATTTAGTTTTAAATGTTTGTATTCCTTCTATTTTCTCTCACCTTTTGTCCAAAAGTATTTCCTAGTCCTCTGAGTTTTTTAACTCTACTATTTACGCCAGCGCGGCTCTCGTTTAATTGTGAACTTCCATTTGATGGTTTCATATTATTTCTTTATTAGTATTCCGTTAATCTTACCTTCAACCATCCCTGCAATATATTCATCAGGGGTAGTTCCATTCACAAGTCCATTTAATTTTCTAGACTTATCTTGACATGCCCAATATAAAACATCCAGTGCATTAAAATTCTTTTCTGCAAGTATAAATGCCCGCTTTAATTTTATCCAAGCCTCATCTGTTTCAAAGCAAGTCTCCAATGCCTTCTCTGTTAATTTAACTTCTACATCTTCATTCCCTACCCTAAGGTTATACTTGCCAACATTTTTTGAAGCTTGTCTTCTTAGTTCGGACTTAAAAGTACCCTCATAAAGTTTATACTCTAATTTAGCTTCAGCCATCCTAGCCTCCACCTCAGATTTTAATAATCCAATTCTTGCAACGGCAGTTGATATCGTGGTATGTTCTCCAAAAATATTCGAAGAATCAATTCTAGTTAAGTCATCAATGTTGATATTGCTATCTAAATTATCATGCTCTAAAACTATTGCAGTGTCTCCAATGTGTATTGTGTATTTCATTTTAAATATATTTTTCTAAGTTCTCTTATTGCTATTCTTTTTCTACTCTTTATTGTTCCCAATGGAACTCCTAATACCACACTTGCCTCAAGTTCGCTTAGCCCCCGAAAGTATAGTGCATTCAAAACACTTTGATATGGTAATCTTAATGACCTTATGTGGTGGTGTATAAAAGTTTTATCCAACTCTTTTTCCACTGGTGCTTCTAGGTGAAAATTATAATCCTGATTGTCTATAGAATCTTCTCTGAAATTCCTCAGATTAAAAGACCTTTGAATATCAATGGTTTTATTCTTTACTATTTTTAACATCCAAGTATATAACCTTCCAGCCTTTGGATTATATTTATCTCTATTCTCCCAAATCTTAATAAATGATTCCTGCATAGCATCGGAGGATAGTGTGTGGTCTTTTAGAATACCATAGGCTGTCTTATAAAGCTGATTATAATAATTCTTGTATAATATACTCATTGCCTTTTCAGGCTCGTTAGAGAGCTTTAAAGCGAGGGACTCTTCCATGTCTACTTTCATAATTTTTTATCTTTTTTTTTCTTCTTATAATACCAAATAGATATTGCAATCCCTTCAGATATTAATCCAATTAGTATTCCGAAGAATACCATTCCAAAACAGTTTTCCATTTTATTATTTTTAGTTTCAAGGAGAGGGTTCGAACCTCCAAGAATATTTATAATATATCCGAACCCTTTAGAGCTCTACCTTTACCAGTTTGGCTACCTTGATTCCTTTTTCGATTTGGGGCAAAAAAGGGTTTGTTATTAAATCCAATTCTGTTTTACAAAATACTTGTATGCAGTTTTAAGAGAACGAAAATAATTAACGCCATCCCATTTATTCATAGTAAAAAACATACCATCGTTTGGGTCTCCCTTTTCTTTTACTTCACTAATACATAATCCTTTTGATTCAAATATTTTTACTATCTCTTCGTTTGTGATATCTACTAATGTTGTCATGATATTTGATTTTAATTGTTGTTATAATTTCTTACGTAAAGATAATATTAATTTCCTTACAAACCTACACCTTTCTTAAAAAACTTTTAAAAATAAAAAGGGACATAAATTAATATGTCCCACTTTCTATTATAAAACAATTAAACTACTCGAGTCTTTTAATGTAAATTGGTTGGCCTTTGACCACTTCCCATCATACTTTAATTCTCCATCGAATAATACTAACCTTTTTTCACTGCCCTTTAATTGGTCTGAGAATTTTTCGAATTCATTTGACCAAACTAGAATTTTACAAAGCTTATAATTATGCTCTATGGTTAACCTAGCATATTGTCCATTCTTACTTCTAGCAACCCTGCACTCAACTACGTATCCACCGAATGCTCTGAATATTCCCTTCTCTTGTCTTTTTGTAAAATCGGACATAGAACAAAATTGAGATTCAATACCTTTCTCTATTGCAATTTTCTCATAACCAATATGAGCCAAACCTGTTAACTTCTTTTGTTGAAGGTTCCACCACCAACGCTCCCCTAGTTCCCCTATCGTATAGATGTCTCTAGCTGGATTCGATGGCTTTTTCTTAGCATGTATTCTATACCTCTTTATTAGAGAATGTCTTTTTTGCTCTTGTCCTGAGAATCCATATAGTATATCAAATGCTCCAGATGTTATCAATGCTTCAAATGTTGTTTTCTTCACCTTTGAACCTTTGAAGTTATGCCTTGAATAAAAATCAGCAAAAGATAAATAGAAACCATTGGCTTCTCTTTCATTGATAACTTGAAAAGCTGTATCCTCTCCAATTCCCTTAACAGAACCTAAGCCCCAGTAAATTGTTGAAGTCTCTTGGTTGGATATCATATTGATTCCCGACTTATTTATATCCGGCGACTTTATCTCTATCTGTTTTGATTGTAATATCTCAGACAGGTATGATAAGGTATCCGCCTCATTGGCATAATCCAAAGCCACTGTCCAATACTCTATGGGATAGTGTACTTTTAGGTATTGGCTTACATATCCGGTTAATGCATATGCCGCGGAGTGACTCTTGTTAAAAGAATACTTTGCAAACTCTGCAATTGCCGCCCATATCTCTTGGAACTCTTTATCGGTAGCTCCTCTTTCTATGAAACCCTTTTTAACTATACCCTCCCATTGCTGGAGTACATCTAGTTTTTTCTTTCCAAGTGCCCTTCTTACATCATCAGCCTCTTTCATTGATAGACCACCTAGGTCCTGAAAGATTTGCATAATTTGCTCTTGATAAATTAACAGCCCATATGTGTCCTTGGTTATATGCTCCGTTCCCCAAAGGTATTTCGGAGACCTATTTCCATTCTTACACTTAACGTATATTTCATGGAAATGATTCTCCATAGGCCCCGGTCTATATAGCGCAACCGCAGCAATTAAATCATCTATTACCTGTGGCTTTAACGATTTAGTGTATGACGTTAATCCAGCTGAACCCATTTGGAATACATCTCCATTCCAACCGTTACTAAAATACCTATATACTTCCCTATCCTGTGGAAGGTTATATATATTCGGAACCACCTTTCCACTCTTTTCTATTAGCTTTAATATATCGGCGAATTTATCCAACTGCCTAATCCCCAATATATCCTCTTTTAAGAATCCGGCATCATCCAAGTCTTCTCCACCCCACTCGCTTACCAACAAGCCTTGCTGTCTCCTCATCGGAACCCATTCTTTGGCCGTTAATACATCCGGGAATACAACCATAGCGCAAGGGTGTATTGACTCCGTTTTTGGCTGGTCTAATAAGGAAGGCAGCATATGAAATATCTCAGAATTCTGTTTAATGAAGTTCTTGAGCTTAGGCTCCAGTGTTGCCCTCTTAATTAAATCAAGCATTGACGAATCCCCCTGACTTATAATTGCAGTCATTAGATTGGCCTCACTAAAATCAACCGATGATATTCTAGCCAAATCTTTTACCAATCCTTTTACCCTAAAAGTTGTAAAAGTACCAATTGAGCAAACCTGAGTTTCTCCAAACCGCTCTTCAATATAAGACTTAATTGCCGCTCTGTCTCTACCACATAAATCTTGGTCAATATCTGGTAAGGTACCTCCGACTAATTTAGGCTTTAATGATTCTGTTATATTATCTACTTTCATCTCTAGTGTTTTATTATTTCATCTCCGACTACTATTTCATCGCAGTATACATTTATGATATTTCCATTTCTTTTAACCTTGGCTAATTGACCTTCGGCTAATCCAATTACATTTCCTTCTTTATCCTCATATTCAAAATAAGGCCTATCTTCAAATGCCCCCATTCTCCCACTGTTCAAAAACCTTTCAAATAGTAAATCAAATTCCAAAGGGTCTACGTGGATTATGTTCAATAAATAAGCCACCAAAGAGCCTCCAGCAGAACCCCTTCCAATACCGGTTAACATGCCTTCACTTCTTGCGTGCTTAACTATGTCATGTAATATTAAAAAGTAATCAATAACATCACCCATTTTAAGAACCTCGATTTCTTTCTTAACTCTATCAACATATTTCTGCTCTGTAATACCTTTTGATTTAAAACCCTCCGTAATTAAATTGATAAATAAAGCTTCGTTTGTAGCAAATGATTTAGCCTCTACTTTTGTCATTTCATACTTTGGTAAATGACGAGTATCAGTATCATATTTAAAATTACAATTTGCAACTAGTTCATCTTCGTTACTAGTGGCTTGCTTGAATAATTTAACCCAAGTTTTATTACCTCCCTCAAACATTACAATAAGTTCCTTTGCATATTGGTCTCTACTTTTAAAATATTGATTATTAGTTTTATCATCAAACGCTTTTGCCACAGTCCACAAAGATTCTCTGGTTACATAATCATCCTGCTCTAGATAATATGCATCTGAAATACTTATAGGAGATAAGTCTGATTTTAGATAGCTCTCCAAGTTATCAATATATGCCGAATCTATGTCCTCGTTTAAAAACACAACAGTGTCCAGTTGGTAGAAATCAATAGCATGCGAAAATTTAACTGTTTCCGCGTATCTAAGGGACTTTGGGTCTACCACCAAGTATAATCCATCTAAATTATTTAAAAGCTCCTCTAAAGCTATCTTTCCGACTTTGTCAATATTCAACATTGAATTGAATTTAAGTAGACTTTGCCATCCTTGAAAATCTTTGGCATAGACCTTAACTTCGAAATCACTTTCTCCAGCAATTGGAAGTGTTTCTCCTATGATGGATTTGATACCATTTCTTTCACATAAGTTTTGAAATACTAGTACTCCACTTAATGTAGATTTCTCACAAATTCCCAAAGCCTTAGTTCCTAAAAACTTTGCCTTCTTAATCCAATCTGAATAAAGACCCATTCCATTCATTAATTCATAACCAGAATGTATTCCTAAAAAGCTTGGAGTTGGTAATTGCATTTCCGGCTCTCCATAATACACCAATTCTTTTAGTTGGAGTTCTTCCTCCTCTGAAGATTGCAGATACCATCTACCTCCAAACTCATAAACCCAACCATCAACATCATTCACCAATACTGGCAAGAATTCCATGTCATTATTGAATAGCAATATATCACTTTCAACAATTTCAAACTCTGCCTCTTCTCCTAGTGTTAGGATTCCATCTTCTATCTCAAATTTTAATAATCTGGACTTGCAATATTTCTCTAATTTTTTATCCTGCATGTTTTATTTTTTTACCCAAGTCTTATTGTTGACTATATTAGATATTGCGGTTGAACTTTTCTTATATCTATCCGCTATTTTTTTATTCGACATTCCAACCTCATTCGACAATCTTCGAATCTCTGCTATATCATCCCAATTTAGTTTAGTCTTTTCTATTGGTGGGCTTTTATACTTTGGCTCCGGTTTTTCAACACTAGAGTTCCTAGCCCATCCCGCACTTCCTACTTTACCATCTTTTCTTATCCAAGTCATAATATATATTTTGTTTGTCTAAAGATAATTTTAATATTTGGTTAAAACTAATAAAACCCCAACTATTTTACCAGCTGGGGTTTTATTAATCTTATGAATCTAATCTTCCATCATTTCATCATCTTCCTTTTCCTCCTCCATTTGCTCAATAATCTTATCAATGTTTAGGTCACTAGATAAGAAACCGTGGCCTTCACTTGTCATAATTTTCAAGTGGTCTAAAAAGTAAGCTTTTACATTTGACCTCATTCTAGTTCCGGCAATTGCCTCCTCTATTAATGCATGTGCCAATTCTAAAGCATCTCTCGCCTCTTCAAGTTGTTGGATTTTGTCTGTGTAATTTTTCATAATGTTTGTTTTTAATTATTCGTTACTCCAAAGATATGGAAACTTATAATACGAACCTACAAAAATCTAAAAAACTTTAATTTGAATCCAAAACTAATTGAACCGCAAGCTTTACTTTGTCCCACGAAACAGTTCCATTCTCATCTGCATACAATGCTGGATCTTGCCTTCCAATTTCTAAAAACGCCTCTACTCTTTCAACCGAAGATGCTGATTTATAATCAGAATACCAATGACCTTCGATTAAAATAGGCTTGTAGGATGTAAGCGTTTTAGAATACGCTGTGTCAAAATCAATACCTAACTTTTCACATGATACTAAACCTTCTCTTAATATATCAGCTTTCATCATTTCCAAATATGGAGTATAAAAGGAAACCTTATCCGCTCCCCAATTACCCTCCACAAATGCTTTGAAATCAGCATCTCTAAATTCCTGTCTACAGTCTGGATACACAGCATGGTCTCCGGCATGGATTCCCATTGCAATCTTTACATCGCAACCTCCATTTTCAGCAGAAACACTTAAAGCCACAGCTTGAATGATGGATGAAAATATTTTATTCCTATTTGGAACCACTGTGGCCTTCATGTTTTCATTCTCATAATGACCCTCCGGCACATCCTCTCCACCTTCAACTAATGCTGAATTTAATAATGAAGTTAGGGTACTTAGGTCTATTACTTTATGTGTGACCTTGCAGCCTTCATCCGTTAAATAATTAACTAAAGATTGGGCCTTTAATAATTCTACCCTATGCTTTTGTCCGTAGTCAAAAGAAAGTGCTGTTACTGAATAATCGTTAGCCAATAAGTTTAATAAAAGGGATGATGAATCCATCCCGCCTGATAATGATAATACCGCTCTTTTCATTTTAAATGTTTTTTAATAATGTTTCTAACCTTTCCTCCACTGTTCCAGTTAATGTAATTGGAGATAAACCGTGGTAATCTATTCTCTCTAATAATATTTCATCAATTTCTCTTTGAAAACTTTCTCCTTCAAATCGAATTCCATCGCTAATCAAACCAAATTCAATTGGTATATAAAAGAATTTAACATCGGGGCGTGGAGTACTTGTAAATAAGTTATTCCTTCTTTCAGCCAAATCATCCCAACCCAGAGCCTTGCAATATGCATAGTGGTCTAGTGGAGTCCTTGTTGTAAATAGGTTACTTATTCGAGTTTCTAAATCCCATTTATTGTCTGAAATTCTATTAATCAATATCTGCTGGTCTCTTGCGGTTAACTTACCTCCAATTTCTTTATCGAAGGCTTTAACTATTCTTGAATCACCATCTTTAACTATGTAATTAGAGCCTCTAAGGGCCAAACTATTTAGCAAGGTAGTTTTACCTACACCGTGTGTTCCTATTAATGCTATCATATTAAATTCTTTTTAAATGAGCTTACGTTAAAGTCTATTGCTGCCCGTTGAGACTTTGTAGGAATGTGGGACAAAAGGTCAACTAATTTAATTGATTCTTTATAGTCCAGCGCTCCACCCTCATATGTGATATTTTTAATACCATGTACAATCGGGTTAGAAGTATCCAAAGAATAAACCCACTTATAATCTTTATAGTGTTTAAATTCTTGAGGTAATGAGCATCCTAATAAATGGTGTTCTTTTTCCTCATTAATAATACCTTCTTTTAACCAACGGTCAATCAGATTTTGACGACCTTCCATTCTACCTTTATCCGTTTGTTCGTAGTATGGATAATGGAAACAAATTGCGATTTGGTCACAAGCCCTATCCATGGCCCTGTAGCATGCAGTTAGTTCTTCATAGGTTGAACCCTGAACTACCCCAATTGCTTTGCCCGGCACGTGGGCATAATACCTAAACCAATCATCTAGTTGTTGGCAAGTTTCCATTCCTTTCCCAAGTACATCTGGTACTACATAATGACTTGGTTTTAGTTTCATAATCCAGTATGCAAATTTGCTTGCTTCAAAAGCTTCGCCCAATTCAAATATGGAGTTATCTAAAATTACATCTCTACCCGATTCTACCACGTCTTTATAAAATTGATAATACACAGAATTCTCTTCAAATAAATGAACGAGTGCATAATCATAATCATTAAATTCTAAGCTTTCTCCCAACATACAAGTTGGGACCTCGTGTGATACTTTGATTCTATTTATCGCTTGACCCAAAACCTTTTTCCCCCCTATCTGCTTTAGTTACTTCATCAATAAATGAAACCTCAGATGGTATCATAAAGTATGGAATTATTTGAGCAACTCCTTGCCCTTTTTTTATTACCTGAGTGTCACTTGAAAAGTTATATAATTTAACTCCCAAGTCTCCGCGGTATCCATTATCAATAATTCCCAAGTGTGGTTGTAATCCTTTCTTGAATCCCAACCCAGACCTTGGTTCTATTCTGAACCAATATCCCGGAGTTATATATCCCAATTTTAAACCCACCGATACTACTGCCGAACATCCAGCTTCGATTAATACATCCTCTACTGAGAATAGGTCATAACCAGCATCTCCAGTTGATTTGCAATCATGGTTCTTTTCTGGAAGCATAGCCTCCTCATGTGTTTTTACAAATTTTATTTCCATTATCTTAAGTTATTTGCTAATTCAATATTCTTATAAAATTCACTTCTTGCCATTGGCTCAGTAAAGAAAGCTCCAGTTAATTTTGCTGTTTGCATTGAAGCACCTTGATGTCCAACACCCCTACAACTTACGCAATTATGTGTTGCCGAAATGTGTACGGCTACTCCTAAATTACCTTCGCAAATTTCCTCTACTGCGTTATGAATAGCGACTGTCAATTGCTCTTGTATAGCACCTCTTCTTCCGAAGTGTTCAACTATTCTATTTAGCTTTGATAAGCCTACTACCATTCCTTCGCTTGATGCAATGTAGGCTACGCTTACTTTTCCCATAATAGTTTGGTGGTGGTGGCTACATTGAGATACCAATGGAATATTACTTTCCTGCACAATAGCTCCATACCCATCACTTGGGAATGCAGTTATTTTACTCATGTTTTCATAACGTCCCTTCCATAGGTCATTCACATAAGCTTTGGCCACTCTGCGTGGAGTGTCATTTGAATTTGGATCATTCTTCCAATCACAACCTAATGCGTCTAAGAAATATCCATATGCGACCGCTGCATTGTTTATGATTACCTCTTTTTCTTCGGTTGATAATACTGCCTTTTTCCCCTCCGCTTTTTGCTTTTCTGCCAACTGCGTTGAAATTCCATTGGAGTGGCCAATTTTGGCTATCTCTAGGTTTAATACTTTTTCACTCATATTTGTTTTCTAGTTTTATTATTATTCGTTAAAGGTATGGAGAACTTTTCAATTCTCCACGCCTTTTAAAATGTATCGTATAAAAAGCTTCTGCTCTTAGCTCTTGCAAATGCATATAGGGCCGCGTGTATTTTTAACTCTGCATAGGTATCCAATTCTGGATGCTCTTTTCTAGCATGAGCCAAATTGATAGCATATTGAAAAATTGAATAATCCACAGTATCCGGTCGAACGAATTTAAAGGTCTCCACATTTTGGCAACCTAGTAAATGAACCTTCTTTCCACACTGTCTAGCATAGTTCATCATTTTCAATAACTCTTCCCTATTGGTATGCCATGCTCTCTCCTGAGCTAAACCTCCAATTGCTAAAGTTGGATACATTTCGCTTTCACATAAATCTTTCCAATATTGAAATCCTTGGTGTAGTTTAAATACTGGAGTAGGATACATGCCTGTAACATCAAACACCTCTTGCCTGCAATAATTGGATGGACACAATAGGTCTTCCGATTTTCTAAAGTATTCATTATCCAATTCAAATATCATATGATACTCTGCAATGGAACACATTTTTAAAAATTTCCTTTTCATCTTTTCACAAAGCTTTTCGAAATCTTCCTTGTCCAGTGTTTGTTGCTTTTTAAATAAAGTAAAACCACCAGAATCCAAAAATAATCTATCCTTGCCAACCATGTCATAAATCTCTTTCGTTACCACAAATGGCATATCTACTGTTGAGATTAATACACTATTTGTAAAGGAGTCAAGTAGAGCTGGAAGTACTTTTCTCCACGTACCCTTTTCTCCGCACGAATAGATAAGTCCGGCACCTAGTCCGTATACTAATTTGTCCTGCTCTTTACTCATCTTTTTTTCCTTTTAAAAGTTCCTCTAAATCTTTCTTATTGTTACTGAATGAGGTGAGTCCTAATTCTCCCATGAGCTCATCTGGATTCTCAGACATTAGCCTGTCAATTTCAGCATAGTTCCATTGGGAATATTCTCCCACTCTATTGTCAGCAATTACAAAACCCTTTATCTGGTCTTCCGTTAATCCACTTATTGCAAGCACATCAATTTCGCCTTCATATTTTAGAAGCTTCAAAGCTTTCAACCTTGTGTGTCCAGCTAGTATCATTAGCTTGTCGGTAACCACTATTGGATTGATATATCCGTAGGCCTCAATTGACTTGGCAACCACTTTTGCAGATTTATTATTTCTACGTGGATTCCTTCCATAAGGGACAAGGTCGTTTATATCTACCTTTATTAATTTTTTCTCCATCATTATTTGTTTTTATTATTAATATTAATTCTTAGCCGTCGGTGTGGGAATCGAACCCACGGTCTTTTACTGTACTGTAAATGCTCTACCTTTGAGCTATCCTCCGTTTTGTAGCTGCGATTTAAAAAAGATCGAACTTTAGAAAATTTAGCTACATTTTGTGGTCAAAAAAGATCGTTTTACATTTTTTACAAAATATATTTTTATCAAATCCAGCTTTTTCAAGCGCGATTTCGATCTTTTCGATCTTAAAATCGATCTTTTTAAATCCGTATGTCGAAATGCGTGAACCGTTAATTACTAACTAGTTACACTTCTCTCTGGTCTTCAAAGGCAATAATGTGTGGCCTCCATGTCATACGATATCCGTTATCCCTTACCCAATCAAATACCAATGGGTATGATTTGAATAATGATTCCCTAGAGTCGCCTGCAGGCATGAACCAAACCTTACCACTTGGTGCCTCTATGCAATCGAGAAAATATAATATCTCATCAAGTGCATCCTCATCTTTACCATCCCACACTGGTTTGATATGAAAGTCTTTATGGTAATTGATTGACTTTGAAATCGCATCCACATTAAGCCTAAACTTATTGTGTTGTCTAATCATTTTCTCATCCGTAATTTTTCCCTTGGGAGTTTCCACTCCAAGCACCGGAACACTATTACTAAACTTTGGACTAATAGATAATAAATCAATAGGATAATCAGTTTCAAGAAAATGACTACCCTCAGTTTCGATTGTAATAAAAATTCCATTATCATTTGCAAAATGTGTTAATTCATTTACCAGCTTAGGCCACATTGTCGGGCTTCCGCCTGTAAGCATCATCTCCTTGATATGTGGATTCTTTTTATAAGCTTCCACTATATCATCAAAAGAGTAGAGCCCCTTGTCCGGATGAATGCTCGTGTACCATGAATCACACCAACCGCCTTCTCCAAAAAAGCATCTATGTGTACATCCGGTGGTCCTGATTACCACAGTTGGATAACCTGCCCTACTACCCTCTGATTGTACCGCGGTATAAATCTCAACAATTCCTTGCCTTTTTGATTTGTCCTCCTCGGACATTCTTTTTATTTTTCCCATCTTAATATTACATTTTGGTCTAATACTTTATCTGGACAATCCAGAAATCTTTTAATTATTTCATCCCTCTCTTTTAGTAAACATTCTTCCTTGGAACATTTTTCTAAAATATTAAACTCAAATAATTCTCCATCATCATATGTAAACCTAATTTTCTTTATAAATTGAACTATTGTTGTCGTTCTCCCAACACTCTACTTTTGTAACTCTACACCTAGCACCATCCGTTAAGGCCAACCTTTCATTAAAATGGTCATAGACTAGCTTAGCGCAACTCTCTGCGCCCATCTTTTCTAGTACGACTAACTTAGCCAAGCCTAGCTCTTGAAGCACCTCAAAAGTCTCTAATTGCGGGTCATCCTTTTCAATTAACAAAGTATGATCCCACATGCTATTCATCCATTTCTTTAGGCCATTGCCCGGAGTTGGTTCCGCATCCGTATCTTTGAATCCACCATAGTCAACTACCCAATTCATTTCGTCCAATCCTTGGTTTCCATCCATTGGAGTATTCGATTCAAAATACACTTTAAATTTTAAAGCATACCCATGTAATAATTGACAATGAGAATGCGCAGCTCTCCACTGTCTTAATGCAACGCTGTAATTGCTAAACGTTTTTGTAGATTGATATAGTCCCATAATTATTTATTTTTTTTAGTTGGTAATAATTCCATGTCCCATATTTTACTTTCACTTAATTTCATCCAGCCCAATGCTAGTAAGAAAAATATTGAGACTATTGTTAGTACTGGTCCAAATACTGCAAATAAAAGTGATATAAGAATATCCTTTACTCGTAGTGACCCGCTAAGTAAGCATACTCCAATTGCGGATAAAAGTCCGCTAAGGTACCATAATAAAAATAATTCAATTTCTGTTAATCCTGATAAAAATGTATCCATAGTTTTTGTTTTTAAAAGTTAAAATTATATTTTTTTCTTTTATACTTGGAAGATTGAGCCCCCTCTCCTCGTAAGCCTTTTAATAGCTTTACTAAAAATTGTGCATTTGAAATTGTATCGGCCAATGCCCGGTGCGCACCCTTTAAGGTTAAACCAACTTCATTGGCACAAACTCCTAATGCAAAACTTGATAATTCAAACCATCTTAATCTGGCCCATTCTAATGTATCAATCATTTGAGTGTCCGAAATTACTTTATGTAGGTTTGCTCCGTTTTTTTCAAATAGCTTTTCTAGAAATGGATTATCAAATTTCTTTATATTATGACCAGCCAATATCGGCTTGCTATTTCCCACGGTGTGTTTTTTAATCATAGTTTGAATCAACTCAAATGCTTCTTTTATATCTACACCTTCTTCAACCATAAGCTCTCTTGAAATACCTGTTACTTCTAAAGCTTGTGGATTATAAGATTTGTCAAAATACAATTTTGCAATTGAGCCTAGGTCTTCTCTTTCCTCTAATTGGAGGTAAGTTTCATAATCAATAATACTTCCATTTGCCTCCATCCATATGTAGAATGTTTTAATATCCTCCACCAATGGCTCTAAATTCTTTAAAGTAATCATGTGTCCATTATACTCCAATATATTTAATCCAGTCTCAGTGTCTTTTTCCTTCAACATTTTAAATAATTCCCTTGCTTCTCTAATTGGCTCTTCTTCCACCATTGTTAAATTAAGCCAAGGTTTAATCAATGTGCTAAATTCATCTGCTATTTCTAATGTTTCTAAATCAATAGCAACGATTGCTATTTCTGTAATTTGGTTGTGCGAGGAACTAAACCCTCCAGTCTCTAAATCATAGACTAAAATCTTCTTATAAGGTGATATCATATTTGTTGTTTTTTAATTGTTTTGAGGTACTACTTCTCTATAAGGATTGAGGTAACGCGTAACTCTTTGATATTTAAAGAGTTCTCTGTATTTTCGAAATTTTTTACAACGACTAAAAATAATCGGGTAGTAAAATTGAATTGGCCCTATATATGTCCATTGACTTCTTATCCCCAAAGTCCCATTTTGTATGGCATCTTAAACATAAATGATTTATGTTTTTTAAACTATGCCTCAATTCTGGTGCAATTGATTTTGCTACTATATGAGAGTATCTAAACCTAGCTATTAGCTTTCCAGCTCCATCTCTAAATTCAATTGGCAATGAAGTTCCACATTCCTCACATTCATGGTTTGAATTGTTAAAACATTTCTCATAAAATACCTCATCCAATATTAAATTACTTAGACCCTTGGGCTTGCCACCTCCACCATAAACCAATTTGTGCCTAGAGCTTCCCTTGTCTATATCTCGTTTAAGGCGCGTTTCCGTCGTTTTGACAGCCTTTATATCTTTCCTGACATACTTATATGCCCTAGGCTCTTTGCCTTCATCTAATCGCTCCCTATTGCATATTGCACAAAGCTTCCAATGTTTGTTGGCAATCTCCTTTTCTTTATTGCATCCTTTGCATTCCATTTACCAAATTGTTATAAAGTTTGAATACCCATTTCTATAAACAAACTTCCATTGTTGGCATTCAAATATTTTTCTTTCATATTCAAAAACCTCACCTATTGTATTTGTGATTGTTTTCGGAAATGTATGGTCATACTTCCCAGCGCAGTTTTCAAAATGTCTTTTCCTTACCACCGTGTGGCCACCTTCTATTTTATAATCTCCTTTAAATTCTACTTTTAAATTTCTTGTCTGTAACATATTGTTTTTTGTTTTTTATTAGTTAAAACAGTTCCACCAAAAGTTAATGGTCATGTTATTTATTTTTGATAAAGATAAAGCTTATATCTCTACGAACCTACATAATTCGAAATTTTTTTGTTTTTCTTTATTTTAGCCTACTGTGTTATACAAGGTACTGACTCTTTTTTTTTAACCTCGATACTATAGATAGCTTTCAAAAAAAACAGGGATATAATAAGATTTATTAAATCTATATATAAATAAGGGGTTATATATTTACATATTACCCCTTTATTATAAATAATGATAGATAAAAACTATCGCACTTGAAAATGTGGTAGGTCTTTAAACCTTCTCCAATCACCACCCCATTCGAAGCTTTCGTGGTCTTTAAAGAGACCCTCCTCCTTCATTAAAATGAACTCCTTCTTCATTAAGTCAGCTATTGTTTTATATTTTCCTATACAATCCCAACAAGCTCCATGCTCGTCATATACAAATATGTCAACTGCATTTCCACTTTGATGGTAACTTATTTTTTTAAATCCATCCAACCAACTTACTTTTGGTCTTTGATGGAATAAGTTATTTTGTTCTTGTGCGGTTCTTATTCCTCCACTTGAAGGTATTCCAAAATCAATATCAGATTTAGCTAGTACTCGTACCACTAATTTCTCAAGGTCTTTATTTATTCCTTTGATATTTTTTTTAGAATTCTTACTTAGCTTAAAATCTGCCATTGTTTTTTATTTTTTAAAGTTATCATTGCTTTCCACTTTCCCAATCAAACTTGATAAAGTTCTCGATAGTCCAGCTCTAATTGCAATCAATAAACCGGAAACAACATCCATCTTCTTTAGTATCACTTTATTTTTAGCCATATAGATATTACCCATAATTGAGTAACCTTCTGATACGGTTAAAATTGCCATGACTATATTTATTGCTACGACGAAATCGTAACCTAAACTTTTTGCCATTAATGCGAGTGTAACTGGAATCATTAGAAATATTAATTTCATTGTAATCCCCCAAAGCATAGTCTTAAATTGAAAATCACGACCCAGCCTTACTGCTTTAACAGCTCCTAGCAATGAGTCAATGCACATCAATATCATTAAGATTGAAAATGTTTCTTGGTTTAAATTCAGATAAGTAAATATTGCGTAACATAAATATTTAACTTTCTCCATTTTTTTATTGTATTCTATTATTAAAATTAACTAATTTAAGTCTCTCTTAAATCATTACATTATGTACTTTGCTATCTTTGAAATAGCACGTCTCCCTCTGCGCCTTTGTGATTGGGATAAGTTGAAAACTACATTACTCCCAACTGGTATTACATTTACTATTCTAGAAACTTGTATTGCTGAATTAGAACCTGAATCAATAACGTTGTAATAAATTAAATAAGCCCCAACTGTATTTACATCTACAGTTCCACTAATTATAATACTACCCGTTACATCTCCATCTTCAAAGTCAGATGCCGTAGCTCCTAATTCTATATATGCATCTCCTTCTTCAATATTTACAATAGATGAACCTACTAATGTTATTACAGGTGGATTCACTACTACCAAATCATCTATGACGAAACTATACATTTCAATATTGGTGTACGTAGCGCTTAAATCATATCCAACAGGGTCAAACGTATTAGGGTCTAAACCGTTATTTGTAATCCAAGTATTTGCAACTGTTGCTGTGTGTGTATTTACATCATGAGTATTTGCTATTACTCCAGAATTTAAATCATAATCAGTATCTTTATATTGAACTAGTTCCGGTATTATTTTATAATCCAAAGCAGTTGTCCATCCAAAAGTAGTATTATTATCTATCCTATCAAAAGAGCTTGCGTCGATTGGTTGTATTTGTTGAATCTTATTTCCATTAGAATCTACCCTTGCACAATTGCCTACATTTCTTTCTGTTATGATTTTATTTTGCCACCAAGCTGCGCTTTCTAAATCTGCTTCTAAGAAATTTATTAGTGGAAACATTGTGTCCGTCCTATAATTTTCATGAGGTGCGGAATTTAAAGGAAATATATCATGTTCAAATTCTCCAGATGTATAGTTGGTGACTCTATTTTGCCATAAGCCTTGAGTTACTATTACTGGCTCCGGTCTATATTGACCCTGAACTACAGTGCCCGTTCCCCACTGGTCATCAGTCGCTGTTACTCCTATTCCATTATGTACATTCCCTGCACAATATATAGTTGGTGCTGTTGTTACTGTTGGAGTCCCAACCGTGTTTGCTCTTGCTTGGTTTTTAGAACCGTTTCCAGATGGCGTTAAGTATGAGTTATTAATCTCATTTAATTGTACATTCCCCTCTGTCACCATTATTCTATTTGCCCAATCGAATACTACATTACCAATCGCATCACATCTTCCATCTATATTAACATTTGGAAAACGGTGACTCATCACGCTCCATAAATTACCAATACTTGATAAGTCTACATTTCTAGATGTATCATCACTATCCCCAAGTAGCATTCCAGTTTTACTAAAATTGAAATGGTTATTACTGTTAGTTATTCTCTCCACTACCGCATCAACATAAGAAGCTCTAAAGCTCATAGTTTCATCTCCACCAAATGAGACGGAGCAATGGTCTACTATTACATCCTTGCATCCTATAAAATCCAAAGCATCTCTTCCAAACCATGTGTTTCTCAAAGATACATATCTCATTATAAAATTATTTACATAATCTGCTCTAATCCCTGGACCTCCATATTCGAAGCCACCCATCGGTGCAGTTTGACCCAATACTATTACATTTTGCAAATTAGTATAGGTTGTATTTATACTCTTACAAAGTCCTGATACATTAAAGCTAACAATCGTATTTGGATTATTCATGGCCCAAGATATTGAACCAACTCCACTGTCATCTAAATTAGTTACTATCCTATGTGTGTAGGTTACATTTGCCCTAGCATTTGCACCCCCACCAGTTGCTGTTGGAAAAGCTTTTTGTGACATATTTTTATTTATTTTTAAATTGTTATCTACTTCGTATTACATGACTATACTAAAGCCCATCCTGCTGGATAAGCATCGGGTGTCCAAACATTAGCATTTATTAGGCTAATATATATCGGGTCATTAATTGTTGGATAGTGAACCGTATCTCCAATTTGATAAGCATCATGACCACCAGTCGGTTGCACGAATACTAAAGTTTCCACTGTCGCTATAACCTCTAATTGCCAAAGTGCAGGCACAACATCCGGAGTCCATGAAGCTAATGTAAAATGACTTTGGATACATTTATATGTATTACCAAGATAAGTTCTAGTATCTCCTAAAATTACATCTTCATTTTCAATCCATTCTGCTCCTTCCGTATTTGCCCTATATATAGAAAATAAAGCTGGCGTTTCACTTGGACTAAATAAAGTCCTTTGATGTGATTGCCTTACCTCTACCATAGCTCCCTCATACGAATATACCTCACCTTCATTAAGTTGTCCACTTGATGGAAGTATTGGATAAATATTCGCTGGGTCTGAATCCTGAATCATAGTTGGAAATCCTGTTTCCGTTACTTGGTTTGAATCAGTAAATCCTTTATGAGTTGTCACCCCATCCGTTACTTCCCAAAATGTTCTTTTATTTGGCTTTTGTATTTTCCCCATTTTTATTTACTTAATTATTAAGTTTAACGTGTGTTTTAAACATCCTAAGAGACTTTAAATTAAAAGCTTGTATAATATACTACTTTTAATTTAAAGTCTCTTAAAACGCTTGTTATTGATTTATTAGATTGTAATTTCCTTTATTGAAATTCCTATATCGCAATTAAAAACTACTGTTCCATCAAATGACATGAAAGGGCTTACAGCACCCATTGTGAAAGCAAACTTCCAAATACCATCCGTTAAAGTATAATTAGAATATTGATAAGTTGAACCGTTATATATGTCAATCCTAGTGTCACCAGTTAAATTAGAAATATCCAAAGTCATTTCATAAGGTACACCAGTCACACAATTCGAAAACGACAATGACGGTCTAATTGTACTACCACTAGTTCCATCGCTAGTGCAATTATAATTCAATGGAGACGTTAGAGTTGCTATTGCCCCTGCATCATTTGATATTGCTATATTACTAGCTATTTCAGTTGTCTCCAATTGTGGACTTCCAACCATCACAATATTATCAATGCTAAATGCACCTCCAGTACTGCTATTTATTGCAGCTACAAGGAAGCTGGCAGCAGAACCTGTGTTATAATTTACACCAGCATAAATATGAGAACCATTTTGAAATTTACGATAACTCACAAGATTAGGATTACCACTACCACTACCCCACATTGCAAAATAAGCATCCTCTGCAACCGCGACATTAGATATATCAAACGAAATGACATAGGTATCGTATTGTTCGATATAATCAGTAATAGATAAAATTTGACTTAATTTTTTAGAAGTTATCACCCCGTCATAAGTAGCCACTCCTGAACCTATAGACCAACTGTCTTGCACTGTCCAATCACTAGCAGTGTCAAATGTTCCATTTATGATTTGGTTATTTGAACCTCCATCAGTAATTGTCCAACCGTAAGTATTAATTAATGTATTTCTAGCTGCTTCCGCCGCTCCTCCATAACTATATCTTGAATTTCCGAAACTAATTACTTGATTTAATTGCGGTACTTGACCCGCCCAAGATATTAATGTCGCATCGTAGTTTGCTGTTGAAAGTGTTGCATCAATAATAAAAGATGTACCAAAATCTGCTATTGTAGATATATCCCAATTCGCTAAACTTCTATCAAAGTTATAACATTGGTAAAACATAGACCTTACGGTTGTAACCCCATTCATATCGAAATTTGAAACATCAACATTATTTAAAACCCTTGCTTGATAAAACAAAAGGGACATATCCGTAGCACTTGTAGTGACCCAATTGCTTACATCTAAATTTACTATAGAATTAGTATTACTTCTAAACATTTGAGTAAATAACGTAACGTTACTCACGTCCCAATTACTAACATCTATAGTTGTTAAATTAGTATTATAAAACATTGCAGACATATTTGTAGCGTTACTCACGTCCCAATTACTAACATCTAAAGTGGTCAAACTAGTTGAATCTCGAAACATTATGTCTAATCTGTCAGCACTAGACATGTCCCAATTAACTACATTTAAAGATATTAAATTTGTACAACTTCTAAAAGTATCAGTCCAACGTGTAACGTCAATTAAATTAGGTATATCCGTAGCCGTTACTGTTGTTAATTGGTTACAACCTCTAAAAGACCTATACATAGTTTTCCATGCAATTTCCCCCCATTGTTTAATATCTATTAATTTAGATTTATCACCACCATCATTAAAAAATATACTTGGAAAATTACCACTAATTGAAACATCGTAAGTTCCAGCACTTGGAAAAGTAATTGTTAAGTTACCTATATTTCCTAAGATTGTTTGTCCATCGGAAGTACTTACATCGTATAAGTACGTTTCAGTCCCAGTGGGTATAGTGAATTGAGTGTCTAAACTAGTTCCAACATTATCCGTTTTAACTTGAATTATAAATGGAGCCAATGGTGGAATGTTATCATAAACTAAAGTACTTCCTAAGTATAGCTTAGATATTTCTGAGCTACCTATATACATTTTAGATATATCTATATTTCCTATTTTCATTCTATGATTTTTTTACATTATACTGGAATTACATACCAAGTTGTAGCCACTGGAGTTCCAAGGTCATAATTGGCCTGAGAAATCGTTACTACATTTGGTATCGTTGAACTACCAGCTGGCTCTCCTATTACTGTACTATTAAATACAGTTTCCCAGCTTATTCCATTCCATTTTTCTTGTCTCTCTTCTGTGAGATTATATACCGACACTCTATCATTAGCTCCAAAAGAAAAGGCATCTATTTCAGCCTGAGTTTTTGGTGTTAATGAGAGTAAGGGGGCTTTTAAACCCCCATTTTTTAACTCTTCTTGTATCATCTTAATTTGTTTTTGTTAACGTTACATTGTCCATATAGAATGCCGTAGCTCCCGCTGAATTATTAGCTCTAAGTACTATTGAACTTATCGCTACTCCAGAGAAAGTGAAATTAACCGTTTGACCTAATGCCGTTGGGTAATTTGTTGCAGCAACCACTTCTACTCCATTAACTAAAACAGCGAACCTATTTGTTCCACCATTTAAGATATCAAAGTCTAAATCATAGTTTCCTGTATCAACTATATCTTCACTAGTAGCAAATGTTACTAAAGCATTATCAAATCCATCGTTAAAGAATAACTCACCTGTAACTACTGACCACCCATTACCTAAAGTAAGATTTGATGCATCATCAAAAGTACTATTTAATATAATGTTAGTTGCAGCTACTGCTGTTACTGTTATTGCACTTGAATCCGTAAATGCGCCATCATTTGTTGTAAAAGTAATGTTAGCTACTCCCGGAGAAACCGTAGTAACTAAGCCATCTATATCTACAGTTGCACTTGCACTATCACTACTCCAAGTCCCTGTTTGGTCCGTGGCATTTGCTGGTGCTATTGTTGCTGTTAATTGTTGAGGGTCTCCAGCTGGAACGCTAGCTGTTGCCGGTGTTACTGTCACTCCAGTTACTGGTATGTTAATTATCTCTGAATTAGTATTATTCCATTTCATCCAAATATCATCATCTGTACTCACAATACTAAAAACTTCATCAACAATACGAGGTGTAAATATTATTTGACTTACGCCAACATCTGGAGTTATTGAAATTGGTATTCCATTAACACTTCTCATTTTCACTTCTACTATATCCGTATTTACTTTCGTTATTGCTGGCATTGTTACTATTATTTCACTAGCTACATTATTCGTAAATAAGAAAATCTTATTTGCCAAAATATCTGCTTCCAATAAAGTATAAGTAGCTGTTGCAACTATCACTGGAGTTCTATTTTCTCCTGTGGCTCCACTTAGATTCAAAGGAGGATTTAAAAATTCCCATGTATCAATCGAAACTTGACGAACTGTTATCAAATCATCTAGTTGATAAGTTTGATAAGAAGGCATTGTTACACCTGCTCCACCTGCTATTATTACATTGCCAACTCCACTTCTTTTATAAGTTAATAAAGTTCCAATTGGAAGATTTACCGTAGCATTGTTTACAATTGTAATTGTAACATCTGAACCTGCAATAGAATTATTTAATCCATCTGCGTCTGTCAATAGAGAATCTCTACTTGATGAGATAGTTGATGAAGTTAAAAGTAAGTCACTACCAATGTAGTATTTATCTCCATACTCTTTTGTAATTAAAAACTTATCATCAACTGCAGCTTCTAAAACTGTAAGTGCTGATGTTACATTTACAAGTCCACCAAAATCAGATTGCTCCGTTCCAGTATATCTTATAAATCTTTTATTTCCACCTACTGTAATTCCAGATAGTGCATCTCCATTTGCTTCAATGTAAGATAAATTTCCAGTAATTGTAGCATTGACTGATACGTCAAAATCTAAAAATATCACCTGAGCTTGAGCAAGTGTCCCATTTTGAATATCAACTGTAGGGTGAATTCCTTGCATCGTAGCGACTGTTGCATTTGGATTATTCATTGATACATTTGGAGAGATTCCACGCATTATAGTTGATACACTTGATGCTGATGTTCCATCAATAAGCACTCTAACTACCTGTCCATTTAAGAATCCTATATCTCCACTTCCACTATGCCTAGATGTTATATCTGAAGCATATTGAAAAACTGCATCTCCTGTCCCTTGATTTCTTATATCAATTACGTGACCAGTTGAACCATTTTCGGCCGTCGCTGATGTATTATTTAATTTTAAGTATTCTCCATACCATGTACTCCCAGTTGCCCCAACTGCTGTCTTAAATAGGTTTTTGAAATCTCCTATAAAATATCCTGTTGAATCTACTGGTTCTGTTCTTTCTGTATATATTGCAGATGGTACTGATGGAAGATTTCCAGTAAAGTATTTTATACTTTGACCTAGTATTTCTATTCCATTAGTTTCATCTAAATTTATAGTTGAAGTTCCAACTGAAAGGGCTACATTCGCATCATTAAGTCCACCACCTTTCCAAAGATAAAGAGAGGCTGCACCTGCTTGCACATTTACTTCTCCCTCAGCTTCATCAATGTAAAGAGAATTAATTCCACCCGCAGCACCTATTTCTATGAATAAGTCTGAACCAGGAGTTCCTGTTTCTCTATATCCCAAAAGGGCTCCTGCTGAACCTATTTTCAAATCTACATCAGCTATTCCTCCATCGAAATTATAAACTTCAACTGTTCCACCTGTATAATTTCCAGCGCCATCTTTAGTGCCACCAGTAATTATATAAATAGGCATACCTAGAGACCTTGAATTTGTATCCAAAGCAGATAATGCCAATACTGTGGAATCATAAGGTCCACTTCTTTTATCGAGCAATTCTCTTGATGAAGAATTAAAGCCCGTAATTATATCTATTGCCATATCTTTTATTGATTAAATTCGTATGTTTGTCCAACTACAGAAGTTACTGAAGTTGTTTGATATACATAATAAGGTTCTGTCCATTCAGTTGTTTGTCCTGAACTTATTACATTTACGCTATAAAGTGTAAATGAACCAGTAACATCAAATCCATTCCCATCTTTTATTTGACTTAATAAACCATAAGATTGTGGGTATGCAAATTGTATATATTCGTTTGTTCCATTTAGAGCTACTGACTTATTTCCACTAGTTACTAAATATTTAGTTTGTCCAGTATAAAGTGCAGTCCCTCCAGTCGATAAATCAACAGCACTCATTCCATAAAAATATGGAAATAAACCTTGCTTATTTAAAGTTACATTATTTGGTATAGTATCAGCCTTTGCTGATTCAATTGAAGCTACAACATCTGTACCACCTTTATTGTCAGTATAGGTTGTTACACCTGCTTGATTCGTTCCACTTAATACCCAAGAATTGGTTCCTTCTAGTAAAGAATAAATTGCAGTTATGTGAGAATCGGAATTTGCCACTACTGAATTATTTGCATAGAAAGCTCCATCTGGATTCTCTAGACGGAAAGTTAATGCATCACCCGAAACAGGCCCAGCAGAAGTTCCATCTCCATTATTAATATTTCCAGTATCGAAGGACATTGCTGCCGTGAAAGAATACCCAGTCCCAACCTCTAGTGTAGCTGTAGAATATCCACTCATTATTAAATTTGAAATATCACTAATAAATGCCAATACAGTTGGGAAGTTTTGTTCCTCAATGTATCTAGTAAATGTATATCCTTGTAAATCTCCTATTGTTGTCCCTGCAGGTATTGAACCTACAGCATCTTCCATTGCTAGAGTATTACTTAATGAAGAGTCAAATGTTGATTCTCCACCACTACCAGCTACTATTCCATAGTCAATATTAATTAATAATCCTTCCTCTATTTTAGTTCCAACAAATTGTTCATATTGTCCATCTACAAATACCGGAGATTCATCTACCTGTCCCGCTACACCTGTACTTAGAAAATAACTTGCACCTTCAGTCCAAGTTCCTTTCGTATAAACTCCACCGAATTGATATGTGAATGAATCAACTCCAACTATCTCGTTTACTAATCCTAAGACTCCAGCATTTGCTTCCAAATCAGCCTGAGCTAGTATATATTCTGTTCCATTAAACTTTATGGCATCTCCTATTGTGAAGCCATGAGCTGTTTGGTTAATTTCTATTGTATAAGGTGTTTCAAGAACCTCCACTAATGGAAGGGCTTGAACTCCACCTGAGTTTGTAACATCATTATAAAATATAATGCTACCTGTATAAATTTTTCGAGCTACTGCTCCTTCTGTATCCGGTGTCCACTCGACATCGAAATACCATTTTCCTTCAACGGCTTCAACTAGTGTTTCTCCATCATAGAAGTCACTTGTCTCAATCCCTGTCATTGTTAAGTATTGTCCATCTACAATTGTAAATGGTCTGTAAGTAGTATCGTTTGGGGATTTTTTCATCCAAGCTTCAAGTGTACCCACAAACGGCAAACCTAAATCAATAGATAATGGGTTCCCCCTCAATGCCTTTACTACTTTTATATTCCTAATATTATTTGCTTTAGATATCATTTAAGTATGTTTTTGTTAATTTTAAGAGCCTTTTATCTCTTTCTAGTATATTTATATAGAGGAGTCAATTATAGTCTCTTAAAACGCTTGTAATTGATTAGGTAAAAAAAAGCATAGAATGAACTATGCTTCGTTTTTACTTAATTTATTAAACTGCAGTGTTTATAGCCGTAGCTAATTCACCAAGGTTTCCTTCTCTAATTACAGCGATGTCCGGTGTGGCAATCGTTACTGTATAAAAATTAGAATTTTGTGCACCAACATAAGCTCTTTCAACTCCAGATAATTTCAACCCTTGGTCCATTCCGAATAATTCGTAAAGTCCTGTTGACCTATCTATTGCAATTGCAATAACTCTTGAACCAGCTAATTGTTCTAAGGTCTTACGAGCCTCAGCTGTCTTGCTGTATACTGTGAAAGCGATAGAGTGGATATACCATGAATCTCCATCTTCTTTTACTTCTGATGTTACATTTGGTACTACTGAATAATCAGTACCTTCAAACGGGTATTGAACCGCGCCTGTTTTTAATTCGATGTTTGTTAATCCTCCAATATTATCACCTGCAATTTCTCTGTTTGCCACAAGGTTAGTTGCTGCAAAATCAAAGTCATTATAATTTACTAATATTAAATCCTTATCTACTCCAACTGCTGCATTTATAGCATCACAGTCTCTAAGAATACCTGAGGTTAACAACTCATTACAATCTGCCATAGCATTATATAATTTTAATTGTTAATAAAAGCCCCTTAACCGAATGAGGGGCTTTGTTGATATTTATTCAAAAACTTTAGATTATACTAAAGCTTCCGGAGTATAGAAACATACTTCTTCTGGACGAACCACGAAGATATCCAAAGCAAGTGTTAAACACATACCCCATTGTCTTCCGAAGTTACCTAAACGTTCAACTTCAACATTGTTGAAATCTCCTGACATAGATGTACCCAATTGGATAGCATCAGTCTGCCACGCACCTGTCATAGAGCAAAGTAACATTGTGTTATCAGGGAAAGATGTGTTTACGATAATATCATAACCAGCATATCTTAATACACCCTCATCAGTTATATCAACACCTTTGAAATTTAATTCAGTACGTTGAGCGTTTGTAAGGATATCCGCAGTTGTATGGTTAACCATAAATTTACGGCCCGGTCTTTTTCTTTGGTCAGCAGTTTGAGATGCTATCATTAACTCTAATTTAGAGAAGATATTAGCAGTTGTTAAAGCAGCGTAAGCATAATCACCAGCACCACCAGTAAAAGCTCTAAAGGCAATTGCAGTGTTGTTTGTGATTTGAGTTGGCGTTGCCTTAACTCCCGGTGTCATTTGTGTGTAACCAGTTGAAACTAGTTGGTCAACAAGACCTGAAGCAAAAGCTGAAGAACCATTAGTTAAAGAACCTTCAACAGCTTCAGCTGCAGAACCTAAAAATAACTCTTCAAGAACTGATTGCACTTGAGATGGTAAACCTTCCCATTGGAATTCACCAGCTGGCTGGTAATCTTTCCAGTGAGAGTAATAATCTGCTGGGTCAAAAGTCTCAAAAGACTCAAGAACAGTTAAACTTCTTTTGAAGTCATTTTTTTGAGACGTGTTTGCAACGTTAGAAGCTGGGTCTACCGAACGAGCTCTAAGTACATTTTGTACGTCATGTTTGTATACGTTGTAGCCATCTTTGTCTCCTTCATTCATGAAAGCTAAAGATTGTTCAACGAAAATATTTCCGGTTAAAGCTCTTGCTAAAATTCCGATTGGTGCACTTCCTACATTAAAAGCCATAATAATAATAATTTATTTAATTAATTGTTGAGATGTTTTTTTATATCTCTGATTTGTGTTTGTTTGCGAATTATTATAATCCGGCTTTTTCTTTCATTTGAGAGAATAAACTCCCCTTGCTTTCTTTTATTTCAGCAACCGCTTTGGCTGCAGGATTAAAAGAAGATGCAGTATTTTTGTAAATTCCATCAATAGCCTGTGTAGCTAAATCCTCGAACTTACTTGCATTGACAAGCTTTGCTTCGACCTCTTTTGCTTTAGCTTCTGCTTCGGTTGCCCTAGCTTCTGCCTCAACATTCTTAGCCTCTAACTTAGCCATCCTGTCAACAAGCGCTTGATACTTATCCTCAACCTCAATAGCCTCTGGTTCAACCTCTGGACTCATAGCCTCTGGTTCAACATCGGGAGCTACCTCAGCTACAGTTTCAGTTGTTGTCTTAGTTTCTGCTACCTCTACAACTTTTGCAGGCATAGCATCTTTTGCCTTTACCGGCTCTTCAGTTGGAGCCACTATTGGCTCACCTGCTGGTGCTGGGCCTTCATTGAATTCTGCCATCGGAGCTTCCTTCTCTGGAGCCTCAATTATAGATTCTACGATTCCCGGCTCTTCGATTGCTGGCTCAATTACTGTTTCTCCCTCTGGAGTTTCAGTTACTTCTTCGCTTTCTGGGGCCACTTCAACATCTCTATTGATGTCTTCGATGATACCGCCTTTAACGATAAGTTTAGCTCCATCAGATAATGTAATTTCACCTTCATCAATATTCACTCTGTCACCTACTTTGTAAGTAGAAGGGTCAGCTTGATATATTTCAATCTGTGAACCATCGTTAGTATGATAAAGCTGATTTACTACATCTGACTTGTTTACAGCTGCAATTACTCTATTGAGCATGTTAAATGTCTTTGACATATTAATCTCAGTTTTAATATTAACGGCCATTTGAAATGACCTCTTTTTTATATCTATCACAGTATCTGCAAATCCATTTTTGACGGATTCATCTGGTGATAAATATGTTTCATTGTCCATTAGGGACTTTATTTGTTCTTTGTCTAATCCAGTAAATACTTGATATAAATCATACATCATACCTTCTAAACTTCTCAGTTCATTAACGTATTTTTGTAAATCATTTGCATTCGCATATTCTATTTCTGGTACCATTGGATTGTGTACCATTACTTCTCCATGCTTACTGATAAATCTCATATCAGCTGATAGCATAATTAGTGAAGCTATTGAATAAGCATTTGCAACTACTACTGTAACTATTTCCTTACCCTGTTGTGATAGCATGTCTAACCATACCATAATTTCTAATCCTTCGGAGACACTCCCTCCCGGACTTGCAATTTCAACAACTAAAGTATCAAAAGAACTTAAATCTCCAGCTTGGTCTTTTAGAGATTGTAAGGTTTTACCCTCAACAACTTCTCCAAACATTTGGATAGTTTTAATTCTAGCTTCTTCCGCCATATCTATATTTTTATTTATTGGATGAATTGTTTTCTCACCATCATTAAGCCAATTTCTAAAATTACCTAATGAGTATGTTTTTATATTTCCTAATCCTTTCCAACCATCTTCATAGTTATCATAATAAGCCTTAGTTGCACTCTCTACATTCTCAAAGCCAAACATTACTTTATGCTCATCAAATATATTAGTTCCATCTTGTACTTGATTAATTACGAATACATTAAAATTTGATTCTGTATTTGGACCTATAAATACATCCACTTCATCTCCATCTGAGCCCTTAGAGCCCTCAAAAAATCCGTATTGATGTTTCATCTCAGTACTCCATTCAGTACCATCAGAGCTAGTCCCTTTGCGTATAGAGCCAACTATGTTCTCAATGACTATAGAGAAACCTTTTATTTTCTTTATATTTTTCATTAATCCATTGTTGTTTGCCCTTCCACGAAATTAACTTGGTCTTGGAAATCATTATACGCCCCTTCTGAGAATACTACATTCCCTCCAGAACTTCCTGATACATTATTAGAAGCTGCAGCCGTTGCTGAATTTTCTAAGGCAGTTTCTGCACCCAAATTGGCTGCGTTGTTTGCCGATAAATCTCCAACTGCTGTAGCTGATACTCCTTGAGGGGCTGCGATTGTTCCACCTCCACCACCAGAGCCTCTTCCTCCAGCTCTACCTTTCATTTTTGTTTTCTTTATAGTAGACAAACTCTTAGCTATTGGAGCTAGTACCATTGCTGTCCCAACTGCTCCATGTAAAGCAATTTGCGGAATTGTTTTTTTATCTGCAGCTCGAGCCCAAACTGCGCCTATTGCTTCCGGTGCTTTAATTAAGGCCAATGCAATTGCAGCTTCCTTACTTACTCCGAAGGCTTCAGCTGCCATAGCTATACCAGATTCTAACATTGCATTGTCACTTGCTTTAGACCTTTTAACTGCCTCTGCCTGTAACTTGTCCGTTACATTCTGGTAGTTCTTTTCTATCGCTTCTTTTTCTAATGCAGTTAATCCTAGTTGTTCTAATTCTTGGTCTCTTTTTCGTATTAAGAAATCGAGTTCTTCTTGGAGAGTTAATTCTCCAGATTCTCTTTTTCTTTCTATTTCTAAAAGGTCAATTTCATTCCTAGCCTCTCTATCTTTTTCAGCATTCTCTGCAAGTAATTGCCTTTCAACTTCTGCCTCGTCTGCTTCTCTTTGTTTCTTCTGTTTTTCTATTTCAGCAAATGCTGCTTGTTGTTCTTGAAAACCTTTGATTTCTTTGGCCCTTGCGTCCATAGCAGCTTTTTCTAACTTTGCTGCTTCTGCTTCTTTCTTTTTATTTTCGGTTCTAATTTGACCATTGACTCTCTTATTTTCAGATTCAATCTGTCTAGCTAGGTTTAATCTTGCAGTTTGTTGATTATTTACCGCTGCGATTGCCTCAGCCTCTGCATCTAAATTTTCTTTATTGGAGCGACTAAATGTATTCTCTAAGCTTTGGGCATCTCTTCTTAATTCTAAAGATTTCAATTCTTTTGCTAATAATTGGTCTCCAATATCTAAAGCTTCCTGTAAGAAAACTTTTCTTTCTGCTGCTGAGAATTTTTCCTCTTGTTTTGCCTTTAATCTTAAGTCCGCTATTTTCGCATCTAGAACTGAACGTTCGACCTTTAATTTACGGTCTATACGGTCAGCCTTAGCTCTCATGTCAGCCACTTCGCCTGCAGCCTCAGCTTCCTTTTCTTGTTCTTTTATAAATTCACCTAATGCATTTTTGGCTCCATCTATTGAATCCGTAACACTGTCAACGCCTAGGGCAACTTTACCCATTGCATCTAAAGCTACTTTACCAGCTTCTGCAAATTTACCTTTAAATACTAATGATATTGCACTACCTAATTTTGGAATGATTTCTATTAGTCCATCTATCCTATTTGAGATATTTGTTTTTATAAAGTTTCCAAAACTTTCTAGAGCTTCTCTTGGATTTGTAAACATCCAAACTAAAGCTTCAGCTACTTCAGCAACTAAATCCATAAGGTTTCCTAATAGAGCACTCGCAACTCCCATTGCTTTATTCCATTTGTCTTGACCTTCTTCACTAGATGTGAATGCTTCTTTTAATAGTTTGAATAGTCCAACTAAAAGTGTAATCATTAAAACAATTGGATTTGCAGCCAGAGCTTTGAATGAAGTTATCATTCCACCAGTTGCATTGTCCAATTTATTAACGGCTCCTTGTTGGGCGTTATATGATTTCCTTAAAGAATTAGACTGCTTTATTAATGCGGTCTCCTGCTTTGTTGCTTTTAATTTTGTGTTAGTTAATTTTTTGGATGCTTGGTCCAATTCCTTTTCCTTACCTACAACACCAGTTAATGCTTTTACCTCATTTTCTAATCCGGCTATTGTTTGCTTATTAAGCTTTTCCTGAATTTCAGTTTGCTTATTTTTTGCGGAAATTCTTTCTTCTAAAGTCTTGGTACTATCTGACGCAACAGCATTTAATTTAACAATCTCTTGTTGTGCCTGCGAAGCGTCTAAGATGACCTTAGTTTCAATTGTATTATTTTCTGTTGCCATTTATTTATTGTTTATTAAAACTAGCCTAAATAAAGTCTAGGCTAGCTCTATGTGTTATGTTTATGATACTATCCAACCTCCACCTGGTGGAACTGCTGAATCAGCTTCATTAGTTTTCAATACTACTTTGTGAAATCCTGTGTTTTGGAAATCTACTAATACAGTTCCCGTACTTGGAGAAACTGGAAAAGCCACTGAATATAGTGGTCCTAATGCTACATCATTTGTATTGTCCCATTTCTGGAATTCAAATGTTGCAAAAGTTGGAGTATTATTGAAATCTGTATATGTATAAGTTACATTAACAAACTCTGTATCAGTCCCCATTTGATTTGGAGATATCGTTACCGTTGCCGGAGTTGTATCTGGCCCATAGTATAGAGTTATCTCATTAGATTCTAATCCTCCATCATCAGTTACTTTTAATACGTACCATCCAGCATCACTGCCTATTGGGTCTGCATTTAACCAAGATTGTTGATTGTCAATATATGGTGGAAATGAAAGCGTTGAATTATATTGAAATCCAGTTGGAGTTCCTCCGGTTGCTGGATTATCTGAATACTTGATTCTTGTTAGAGTCGCTGCATTCGGTGTATAATATTTAAAAGTTGCTTCACTTACCATATTCCAGAAATCAAATCCAACATAAGGCTCTTCAACCCTACCAGATAATCTAATTTCAGCTGCTGGGGGAATTATATCCTCATTGTTTAAATTAGCTATTAATTTAATAAGACTAACTGAAGTTGGCGTTGAAGAATTTTCATATTCTGAAATTTCCTCTATTATATAAAAGCCTCCAAGTTCACCTATATAAATTGGTTCGCTTAAATCTATGTTTTTAATTATTGGTGCCGGCAATAAGAAGTCTTGTTTCACTCTAACCGCATTGTCAACTAACCTATACCATTCAGTAACTCCTTGAGGAATCGTTGCATAATTTACATTTGCCATTAATGGAAGTCCGGTGAAGTCTCCTTGTATTGAACCATCAGCTCTTTGTTGAGATAATACCCCAGCAAGTGCGCCCCTATATTGAATTAACCCAAGTCCTTTATTTGTAAATTCAGTATACGGAGAAATGGTGTTTCTCACATTGACAACTTGCTCTACATCTTTAAAGTTTTTATTATAATCTTCGGCTGTTGCCTTGTATCTATTTTCTTGACCTTGATTTACTAAATTGTATTTGAATGTATTTCCCAAATATGGGTCATTTAATCCAATTGAATTTATCTTACCATATTCATTTCCAAAATTAGTCTTCCACGTTGGGGGATTATATTTTAGTAAATATTCATCCCATACTCCATAATTACCATTGTCTTGCTGCGTTTCATATTGACCGTATGTGAAGAACTTAATAACTTTTGTGTCGTTATTTATATCCATCAAAATACCTTCTTTATGCATTAAGCTTGTAAGTAATGTTTTTAAAGATTCTGTTGGTGCTCCAAATGTTAAATCCGCTGTGTTGGGTAAAAATTGTCCAAACTCATCAAATGCTATTACATCTACAGGTAATATTACCTCTATTGCTCTCATTGAACTCAATAGGGTATTATATGAATAAAGTTGGTTTTGTCTATATCCAATTTGCATACCGATAAAGGCTCCGACACCTGCTGGTGCTAGATTTATTATACTTTTATTTACATTCAATTCTATATCAAACTCTCTCGCTGGGTCAACGTTTAATTCAATTACTCCAGCTGGAAATTCATTTGGGTCTCCTATTGGTAAACCACTTGAATAATAAGTAGATACTATAGGGTCTCCTTGAACTAGCGGATGCCAATACAATATAACTCTAACTCTAACATTAGAATGAGCATCTGGACTTACATTAAATTGAAAATCAATTTCTCCAGCATTACCAGATTCTAAATTTGGAACAAACACATAGTTACCATTAAGTGATGGATTGTCCTCTAATATTGGGTTGTTTACCCAATTAGAATAATCGGCCGGATTTACCGAAACTGATTGTGGAAAAATCATCAATGAAGATGTGGCCCTAAGAACTACTGATACGGCCTCTGCCCAAAATTCTCCGACTTGTTCAATTACTTCATGTGGTACGGTTTCAAAAACCGAATCACTATCTTCATTGTCCTTATTGCTTGAACCAACCATGTATGTCGATTCAATAGTCGCCCAATCTACTGACGGGTCATATATTGCCGTGTATCCAAATCTTTCAGTTGCTAAATCAAATAATGACATAGCATTAAAGACTGGTCTAGATTGATATGGATTAAACACATTATCTACTCTAATTCCAGCATTGTTTTGTTGAAATTGGTCACCTATAACATTCAAGTTATTTGGAAATAAACATAAATTATACCCTCTAGTTCCAACTTCAGTAAGCGGAGTTAATACTGCATTTGTTGGCAATGAATATCCACGTAGTTCAGCTATTGAAGCTGCGTAATCCGCTGGAATGTCATATGCTATATTTAATAATAATTCTTTATAAGTTATTGAGCTCCACCTTGAAATTACATCAAAGGCTTCATCTACAAAATTTACATTTATATCACCACGTAAAGTATTATTGATTAATAAAAATCCAACCTTTATAAGTTGGTCATTTATAAAATATTTAGCATTATATTTACTATTCAAAGACCTTGCCAGTTGAGATTGATTAAATACATTAATCCCTAATGCATTTATATTCTTCCAAGTATTTGGAAGTGAAAATGTATTACTTCCTCCAATTTGCCTATTCTTTGTTTCTCCTATTTTATTAACTCTTGCATTATACTTAACGGACTTAGAATCTCTGAATTCGAGTTCCACCCAGTTCCCGTTTTTTAATATTTCGATTCTGTCTGCATTCATATTATCTTGTTTTTTGTTTTGTTTCTGAAATACTCTTCATTGATACTGAAAAATCCCCACCGCTTGACAAAGAAGTTATTGGAGTCGATGAACTAGTTTTTCTAACTAATTCTAATGGACTAGTAACAGTTCTTTTATAGTATAGTGCAGGTGTCGAGTGAATACCACTAACAGCCATTAAGTCTTCCTTAGAAAGAGATAATGCTTTTGTTGAGATTGTATACGAAGACATAACCTCAGTGTAGTTAACTCCAATGTATGGAGAACCATTTATTTCTTCAGTTGATTTAAACATACCTGATGATATGTTTCCACTATATGAACCTGATTCCGATTCTGTTGCTATATCCATACCCCAAATCATCCACGACCCAAATCTACTTTTAAATACTAGGAATCCACCATCTGCAGCGCAGCCTTCGTCTTCGATATTTGTCGTTATTATTGGCGATGAATCGACGGCAGTTGCTAATGCTAATTGGGAATCAAAAGTTGGATATCCAATCCATCTCCCTTTTAACTGTACCCCGTAAAGTTCAGCTTCTGTCAATACTTGACTTTCGTCAACTAATGGTACAAAATTCTTAAGAGTCCTGCCCCCTATTATTGGTAATTTTGTAACTATAGTTTCGGCCACAGTGTAGTCCGTATAAATTCTAAACTCATACTTATATTTTGAAACTACGGATTGCCAACCACTTACACTATCAGTCATCTCAGTAGTAGATTGATACTTGTAAACATCTGCATCATGATACTGCCTAGCTAGCTCCATTAAGTCTACACTTAAAGCTACTCCAGAATTAATGTCATAGATTGCATACTTTGATTCAAAAGCTACTTGAACAGAACTATCCGTTGTGTCTATTATACTAATGTCTATAAAGAATAAAGTTGATAGTGGATTGTCATCCAATAAAACTACCCTTAGGGGCTCGAACAAATAACAGTAAGAGCATGCTGGTGTAATTACTTGCCCGGATATTTCCGGATTAATTGTTATTGCCATTTTATTTATTTTTTAGGTGACCAAATATTTCCTGAGAAATTATTTAACCATTGTTTTTTATTATTACACGATACGCAATCTTTTTTACGTTCTGCTGTTTTTGGTAATACGGTTTTGATTATGGTCTCAACCATATCGCCAAGTCCTTTTGTATTTTCCATATTATTTTATTTTAGTAACTCATAGGGGATTCGAACCCTTCTCTATAATTGTACCACCTGGCCAGTTGGTGGATGAGTTAAAAGATAATAAGTTTGTATTTCACTTACTACCAACAATTGCCCTCGACTATACTGCATGTAGCAATATATTATCTCGAAGTACCGTTATCTTAAATTAATTATAATTCTACTTACTGTTCTGCTTAAGTGCTGTAGGTACACATTAAATGCGTCCATAACCCTTGATTGACCATCGCCTTCGAATCTAGTATTTGTTGCGAAATTAATCGTATCTCCAAATCTAATATCTTGACAATCCTGTAAATGTGCTAATAATTCTCCATTGTAATATGAAGTCATATCGCTGCTATTAATTATTAATATATCTTTCGTCATTATGCTTTAAATTTTATTTCAGTGGGTAACGCCTTGTCATAAGCTTTATTTACATCTTGAGATTGCTTCTCCATGACCTCAACACTTAAAGTTTTAGTGTATTCTCCTACGCTATTATTAATTGCCTCCTGAATTGCATTCGGTGCATTAGGTACCCAATTTTTGGTTCCCTTTTTTCCAATGCTATTCTGTATTGCAAACGCGGTTCCCATCTCATTTGTACCCTCAAAAATAATTCCCTTGTCTCCAATCCATTCTAAAATTGGGTCTAGTGGTGGTTTCTTTCCAGGGCCTCTTCCGTACTTCGCAAATTGTACGTGTGCTGGGGTTAACATTGTGACATTGTCTGAACCTATATTAATAACACTTTTGTCAGTTGTGTATTGGTCAAGGTCTTCAGCAATTGCTTTTAGAAATGCCTCTGATAACCTTATGAATATGTCGTTCATTTTTGGTTAGCAGTTTTTAACCGGGGCTGCCATTGTAAATCTGCCCAATATCCCGGCATGTTTTCCGGCGCCATGCTTTGGTACTAATTTACTTCCAACTGCGGACAAAGGTTCTCCTGCATAATTAGTAAGAGTTGGAGACAATAGACCCCTCAAGTTTTGGACGAATTGCATATACAAATAATGCATTTCAGTTGCCATGCTTTCAGCTTCATCTTTTGTTGTGTCTTCTGGTTTACCCATTAGTAAACAAACCACATCCACGGTTGGGTTGTCTAAGAATCCATGTTCGTTAAAAGTCATTTTAATATCCATGTCCCAAGATACCAACATAATTGGCAAATCAGCTTGTGATGTTATTCTATTTAATTGTACTTCTATTTTTTCAGTGGAATTTGTGATTACAGCCGTAATTCCAACTGACTCAGCTGCTTCTTTTATTTTTGTAATCATTTTTTTGTTTTTATTAAATTAATCCACTCCAATATAATATAAACCCTATGAGATGGGTTGTCATAGGGTATTTGAATAAATTTGAATCGACATATGCACCATTAAAATACATCAATAATACTATAAGTCTTTCCATTATTTTTTATTTTCTAGTTGAGATATTTCTATATTTCTCCATCCCCCTTGAACCAAAATATGCTATGTAAACACCAAGCAATAATGATTTCAAAAGTTCAATCCATTCTGACGGTACTTCAATTTCCGTGCTGAAAGAATCTAAATAAATTAATACAATTGTTGTAACTGTTAGGAATACTAAACTTAGAGGTCTAACATTTTTTGATAACCAAGAATCTGACATCATATCAGAATCCCATCTATCGGTAACGCCTTCCATTTCTGCAATATCAAGTTTCATAACTGTTATTGCAAATTCTCTATCAGCATCCGACATTGAATCATCTCCTGCAATTATATCCATTGCACCTTTTATGTTTCCAGTAGAAAGGTTTCCTACAACCCCAGCCACATCTCTAAAATTTATGGAACGTAGGAATTTACCTACTGCAGTTCCATCTCCTCCGTTCTTTCTTTTATTCGGGTTAGGTTGTTTCATATTTTTTTATTTTGCGTATCTTCTTTGTTCTCTCATCTTCCTTTCTTTGATGACCCTTAAATTCTCATGAATATGAGCGTAGGTTGCATCTGAATAAGAATTCATTTGAGTTAAAGCATAGCTTACTTGCCAAGCTTCATCATAAGAACTATTAAAGTCCTTACATATTTTTTTTATTGTTGACAGCATGTTGAATTGTTGCATCCTATGAATTCCAGCAGTTTGCATATCTTCATTGGGTACCTCAACCGAGGCGAATCTTTTTTTCCACTCTAGCTGTGATTCTTTTAGATTTTTGTAAATCCAATTATACAATCCAACCATATCTACCAATGATTCATTCTCTATTTTTTCAATAAAGTCTTTAAACTTTTTACAATCCGAATCATAGTGGTCATCTATATTTTTCTCATAGCATGATATTGCTATCATCCTACTCATCATATTTACAACATCTGAATCTTCATCCACTGAGCCAAGGAAAGAATTTATTTCCATCATTGCCTTGAACGATATTGAATCTATATTGCTAGGTCTTTTTATATTTCCTTTTTCATTATACTCCAATTCCTCAAGGTCAAGATTTTGACCATGCTTGATTATAAGTAATGCTTTTTTTAGTGCTCCGCTAAATCCAATATTATTGAAGAACCAAAGCTTCTTATATCCAACGACTTCTTCAACAACTCCAGTAACATCGATGGAGCTTCCAGTTATCTTTGTTAAGTCTTTTAATCTCAATTTCATTTTACCTAGTTTTTTAAAATAGAAAAGGAGCCGTTTTAAGGGCCCCTAATTTTTATTCTATATATTTGTATTAAACCTTATTGATTATCCCTTATGGTTGCGCTATGATATTCCTCGTAGGTTAGATTAACAAAGATTGCTAACGGGATTGCCGCCACAACCTCTCCCCAAGCTACTGAGTATATTTTTAATACGAATCCTCCGACAAACCCGAGTATTCCAACTATGGCTCCAATCAAGGCGATTAACTGTGCTCTTTTTGACCTATGGTAAGTTACCATTGCAACATACCCAAATAGGATTGCGCTTCCGGTTCCAGCCAAATGCAAAGCCTCTATTATCTTTGATGGGTTATTTACACTAAATGTAATTACCGTTCCAAACAAATAAGCCACTGCTATAAAACATTGTCCCAATGTAATTCTACCAAGTAACCAAATTTTAGTTATCTCAACTTCTTTATTCGGATTTGTAAAACCCGATATCATAAATAAGGATGATATACATACTAGCGTTGAATATAAAAGTGGGTCATGCATAGTTCCAGCATATTGACTCCAACTTGGATATAAATTTAGTACGGCCATAAGTAATCCAAGGACTAATGAAATTGCCGTTAAAATTCTTACATTTAAGATTGCTCTTTTCATAGTTTTGTTTTTTAATGGATATCTACCCTAATGGTTTTGCATTAGAATCGATTTTAAACAATAAAAGAGGCCCTCTACGAGCCTCTAATGTGTTTTGTATATATTTATGTCACTATATAAAAGATAAGCCGTTAGACCTCTTATTTTAAATAGTCTCCATTGGTTAACATTTTCTCAAACGTTTCCAATCTAACCAGTAATCCTTTTTTATGAGAAGCGATTGCAACTCCAGAAGCTCTTTTTAATTTTGCAATCAAAGTTTCTAACTCAGCTTTTGGTAGTAATTCTTCTTTTTCTTTTTCCTCCTGAACCAAAGCAATCTCAGCCTCCTCAGCCTTCTTACCAGAAATCTCTGCTAATTTATCTAATGCAGATTTGATTAGTTCATTTGCTTTTTTGCCGGGCTTCCAAACTCCCTCAATTCCCAAATCGGTAAACTTTGATTTTAAATCTCCGTATTTTACTTTTGATAATGATTCGAATGTCTCTCCTTTTCCTTGTGTATTTTCCATAATTTGTTTTTGTTAAATTAAACCTTTTAATTGTTTTTCTAGTTTTTTTGATGCTATTACATCCCGGATAATTGCAAGGTGCCCATACAATTCATATGGTTCAAATGCTTTTAGCATCTCCTCATTGTCTTCTGCAAATCCGGTTTCACACCAAGTCTTAAATTCATCTAGCGTTTTAAATTGCTGGATGAGGTTTGTTGGCTTGAGCAATTCTTCAAACATGGCATCCATCTCTGTATGCCCATAATTTTTTCCCTCGAAGTGTTCGCCTCCGTTTTGGTTATCTTCGTTATACATATCCTCTGGTGTCATTTTGATTATTATTAATCGTTATCGTCGAAGTCGCTTGGGTCTCCGTATTTTGAATATAAAATATCTGAAACTATCAAAGATACTATCAAAATGATTATTAGTCTTACACAGTCCTCCATAATGTTCTATTTTAAAGGCCGGCTTTTTACACCGGCTCTGTTAAACTTAACTTCTAAGCGCTTGGATTATTTCCTCCGCCATTATATTGGCTTGCTCTTCTTTTCTTTTCCTCGTGTCTCGGGTTAGTGTTTCTAGGTGGATTTCTGTTCCATCTATTTTAACAATTTTCTGTCCCGCCAATAAGGCTCCTACAACTTGCTCATGGTCTGTGTTTGGTAAAAATTTCATAACGGTATTTTTTATAGTTTTATAATTCATAATTTTATTAGTCAACAATTTTCATTCCTAATTTTTTCTCAGCCTCTTCTTTTGTAATGGTTGTCACAATATCAACCCACCCCGTTTCTGGAGAAAATACTATTACATTCTCACCATGGCCCATTGCCCAAACTCGATTATAATTATCTACGTGCCAAAATTCAGAAATAGAAATAACTTTATCACCGTCTCCTCTTACTTGAGCTCCACCCGAATAACCCTTTTTATTAAATTGTATTTTTAATGCCTCATGTATTTCTTTCCCAGTCATTTCAATCAATTGCTGCGACCATCTAGTATTCGACCATGAACTTACGGCCCATTCTCCATCACTAATTTCAAAATGCTCATGTTGAACTGAACCTTCGAAAAAACCATCCTTGGTAATAGATTTAATTAGTATTTCATAATTAATACTAGTTTCTTCGTATCCATCTGGAAGTCTATACCATTTTCCAACTTCTAATTTAATTGGAAATAATCTTGGGAAAATGGCCTTAACTTCTGAAAGTTTTGGTACATAATTTTGCTCGTTTAAATTTTTAATAAATTCTTTTTGTTCTGCGTTCATGATTTTAAAATTTGTGGGTCTATATTTATTTTTAAATAACCCGGTTTATAATTTTACTTCTTTTAATAATCCTACTTGAGTCTGTGTTGCCTTGGTAAGTAAGTCAACTGCATTAGTATACTTCTCTACCAACTTCTCAACCTCTTTAAAGTTCTTAACTAATTCTCCCATCATTATGGCTTTAGATACTGAGGCCACACAGGATAAATCAAAACTTCCCATTGAACCAGTATTGAGTTCTAATTTTGTACTTTCCTCTTTATTGAAAAAGTCTTCCCTGTAATACATATTGATATCAGACCCAAAAACTCTTTTACCATCCTTTTTTTCCACCAACAATTCTACTTGGTCTGAATAAACTACCGCTTTAAAATCTTCACTAAAATTTAATCCTATTACCCTAAGGCTTGATACAAATTCATCTGACATGAATTGGCGTGCATTTTTTAAAGTTGAATAAAGTGCTTTAATTTGTTGAGCGTTTGAATTTTTCATAATATTTGATTTTAGTATTTGTTATTATTCGTTATCCAAATATACACCCACTTTATGGAATCCACACGCTTTTTTTAAAAGAATTTTTTTTTTTTTTATTAATGCTCAGTTAGCTAGGTTCGTATCAAAAAATTTTGTAACTTTGGTTCGATGTCTTTATTTTTCCCTTGTTTCCAGTTTAAACTTTTTAGACATTACTTCCCAAATTCCTTTTGGTGAAAGAAAATTGTCCGGAGTTCTCATAATGTTTGAATTTAAAGGGGGCCTTTCGACCCCTCTATTAATTATATCTTTGATAATCTCTCTTGTTCTTTTTTAAGGTCTTTCTCCAAGTAAGCTATTCTATTTACTATATGAGTAGACTCTTCCATTGCTCGGTCAATTGTTTTCTCATTGGTATCCACTATCCATTGTTTATAAACCTCGTATGAACCTTGAAATATTTCATCCCTATGGTCTTGTGGAAATTCACTCCAGTTATCATTTGTGATAAATCTGTTGGCATCATTCGCATTGATATACTCAATCCAATCTTCTCTAGTGAGTTTTGATAACATATCAGATTTCACATAGGCATTTTTAATATGCTTTTCCAACCTTGAAATATCATCCATCTTTCTCTGTTTCTTATTTTTCAAAGCAATCACTTTCTTAATCTCCTTAGCCAATACCATATTCCCTGTTTTAGGAAGGTTCGTTTTGGTTAGATATCTATAGTGGTCTCTCTGAATATACCCTCCAGCTATAATTGCTTCGGTTGAAAAACTATATCTCTTTCCACCTCTTTCAATTTCTCCAGTCATTTCAAAATTACCTTTTACTGAGGTACCAGCATTGAACCATAATAACATATCATCTTCATTGGTGTAGCTAATAATGCTTTTGCATATATCATGTATCAATTGTAATTCAATACACTCTTTACCAAACTCGGTAACTGGCATTGCATTTTTTTCTGACTCCATCCATTTAATAGTGCTTTCAATTTTTTTCTCAATCTGAGGCTTCATTGAATTTAACACGTTCTTTAACACTTGGTTTTTCGAAGACTCGATGTACTGGTTTGTAAATTTCATAATATTTGGTTTTAAATTATATGTAAAGATACACCTTTTTTGAATACCTCACAACGTTTATTTCAATTATCTTTTAGTGATTTGATTCCATCTCTTTGAAGCTTCCTTTAGTGAGGTGAATCTTTGCATGCTAACAACCTTAATTTCATTAGTCACCTCGACATAGTATTGACTTGAATCATATGATACGATTCCAAAAGAACAACTGTTTGTTCCGTATGTGTTTTGGTAAGTGTGTTTTTGAGTTTTCATAATCTATATTTTTCTTATATGTAAAGATACATATAATTCTAATACGAACCTACAAATAAATTATTTTCTAAATTAATTCTCCAGAGTTAATTCTCCATCATAGACTATAAAAACGTCCTTTGCCCAAGACCTTGAAAACTCCCCAATATGAAACGGGTCATCTTTCGACAGGTGAACCAGTGTGCCATCGAATAAATCATCCGCATGTTCTCCGCTGGTCAATATGATTTTACCATCTCCGGAACCAGACTCCATAATTACAAGCTGAGGTGTGTCCCAATTAATGGCTTGTACCTCATGTGGTGTTGCTTTACTTTTCATAATTATATTTTTTCAGCGTTAATTTTTACTACTAATCTTCTCACATACGTTGGATGGGAACCAATAGTTTTGGCAATCTCTTTTGGAATGGTATTACCTAAAGCTATTTGCTCTCTCACTTGGTCAATCCTACTTGGGACATCCTTTTTCATATGCACCGGCGTTGGAAGTTCTATTTCAACAACCTTAACTGGTACCGTTGAAAAATGCTTTTTAAACATAGCTGGCGTGGTTGTAATAACCGTTTCATCATCTACTGTAATAGTTGCCGCTCTTGTAGTAAGCTTCGTTAGAACGCCTAATACTGCTCCATTAAATTTCTTACCATCGATTTGGTAAGGTGTGTTTACTGCAATAACTTGGTCTTGTAATTTCATAATATTTGATTTTAATTGTTTATTTTTACTTCTATTAATTTATAACCCTTGGCTTTCCCACCAAGCTTTTTCAATATCTCTAGGCCATCGCTCATAACCACTGTTGTGTTATCAACTCTTTTACCCCTCTTATATAGTTTAAATGTTCTCATAATATTTGGTTTGATAAAGATAATGAATAGTTCCTTACGAACCTACTATAATCCAATAAACTTTACATTAAATAATTCATCTGATAATCTATTGGCTTTTGCCATACTCAGTTTCGCAGTATCCTTGAGTTTCTGGCTGTAAGTATCATCATTAACCCTAATTGATATATTGTCCCTAAAGACCTCTCTACCCTTCGGAGACTTAGCCACAACTAATAAATACTGGATATTGTCAGCTCCCTCATTTACTCTTACTCCGTCATACTCTATTGTTACTAAACCTAATTTCATAATGTTTGATTTTAATGTTATTATTTCGTCTATCCAAAGATAAGTATAAATTCCTTATGAACCTACACTTATCTGAAAAACTTTTCTAAAGTTGAGGTATACCCTCAAATGATTTGGAGCTATGCTCCAACTAGAAATCCGATTTAATTAAATCCTGACATATAATAACCATCTCTTCCAACATTTGGCTGGTCAATACTGTATGATTATCCACACTATCATCTAAGTGGCGTTTAAGTTGATTTGCAACCTTCCTCTTCTCAAACTCTACTTGGTCATATTCTACATGTTCCTCCTTGAGATACATCGTTAGAACGCCTCCATTGCAGTCATAGTATCCCGGGAACGATACGTAGAGGTATCCATTTTCCTCTGCTTCTTTACATACTATCTTTTGACCATCTAGGTTTTCAATAACCTCTTGTTCCATTTGCACATAGTCCGCTAACTCTAATGCAAATCCATTTGTTCTAAATACTCCTTTCATAATGTTTGATTTTTATAATTGTTATTAATACTCTGGTGTGAATTCTTCTATCTTAGCCAACACCTCTGTCAACTCAGCTTCCATATTATTATTGTAAAAATGATTTCTTTGTGTTTGCAAGTAAGCTAATTCTGATAAATTTCTCATGGTGTATATATTTTTCGTTATCCAAAGATACAGAAAAGAATAACATGAACCTACTCTTTTCTGAAATCTTTTTAGAATTAATTGAGGGGAACCCTCAAAACTTTGAGACTGTGTCTCAACTAATTATTCTCCTTCAGATTTTCATACAAATCTATTACATCCACCTCCACATAATCTCCATTGGATAGGTTTAACAAAGTCGTTCTGTCATCTCGGTTGTCCATACTCACTACATATACTTTCATAATCTATATTTATTTATATCTAAATATACAAACAATTCTAATAAGAACCTACACTTTCTCTTGATATATTTTCAGGAAAGTTCTTTGTTTACTTGATTTTTTTTTTTTAAAAAAGTTCGGTGGAGTCCAGTCTTCCGGAGTTGGCGTTACTCCCGGCCCTTGTCACCTCTCGGTTTTTAGAAATCAGTTTTCTATTAAATCAGGCGGGTGCCTACATAGATTACTGCGCTGGTAATTATAATGGCTATTACCAGTAAGAAGACTACGTCTACTTTGTCCATTTTTTCATCGTCTTTCATAATGTTTGTTTTATAAAGGTTATTATTAATATATCTAAATATACAAATAATAACCTTTGCCTCCTACATAAATCTTAGTTATTTGCCCAAGTAATACATTTGAAGTTTGCATCACCAGCATCTAGAACAATCGTGTATTCTAAATCCACGTGCATTAAATGTGGGGAACGGTCTGTGTAATGGTATGTAAATACAGCACTACCGCCTACGTAGGTTTTTGTGATATAGTCATCTCCATTCGGATTTGCACAATGAACCGTTGGCACATCGGCTTTTGTAATTACCGGTTCTGGAGAGCTCATTGAGATACTCACGATTCCAGCAAAGATTGCCATTGTTAAAAATACTTTTTTCATATAATATATATTGCGTCCCCTTTTGATTAGGCGGTGGACAATACCTATTTTTTCAGTTGGAAATATATGGTTAATCCATTGTGGTGGGCCTCCACCTTGTTTAAGGCGCATAGCTCTCGCAATCCGGCGTGGACATCGTCTATGAACATATCCGCTTTTTTCGAAATGTACGGTGCGCTACGCCCGGCTCCATCGCTTAATACTTCTAATATCTCTTCCATAATTATATCTTTTTCTTACATATGGTACACACACCATTTTTAGTTGAGGTCATGGCACAACACTTTTTACAAAATCTAAATTGAGCCATATTACCTTATGTTAGGTCTTCCAACAAATTCGCCTTCATCATTATATTTCCAAGTCTCGGTAATGTGACAATCGTCACTGAACGCCTCCTTTATACCCATCCATTCATCGCGCGCCTCTTGTAAGGTCTTGTGACCATCTGATGAGTACTCATCGCCTTCGTTATCCTTGTAGTTAAAATCGTAAGTTGCCATAGTGTTTGTTTTATATTATTTCATTACATAAAGATACCTATAATAATTGGTTCCACTTACTTTTTTCTATTAATATTTAAAGAAAAAGTTTTTTATAAAAGTCGAGGTTATATGAATTCTTTTACGTATCTTTATGTATGCCAATAGAGGCACAGAGCAAGCGAGCAAAGCTGAGACGTAGACGGCGCTGATCCCTATACCGAGATTTTTAAAACAGAGTGGTCCTTCCGCTCACTCTTTGTATGATTCGCTCCCGATGTATAAAGATACCATTAATAAATGGTTCCTCCTACACTTTTCTCATTTATTTTTAAATGACTACCACTCTGTTATTTTACTCATACTGCTTACTCTTACATTTTGACCCTCAGGTGAGGTCATGAAGTAAGTTCTTTCTGAGCAATGTGCTCCAACTTCTTGAAACTGTCTGTAACCGTGATTTTTATATCCTTGTAATTTTAATTCGTTTACTGTTGATGTCTGTGTTACTTTTTTCATGATATTTGGTTTTAATTATTTCTTCTATCCAAATATACCATATATATAGGTATGAACCTACACCTTTCTCACATTTCTTTTTCGACACATGGATTTTTTTAGCTACTTTTTTCTATTAATATTTAAAGAAAAAGTTTTTTATAAAAGTCGAGGTTATGTGAATTATTTATTGTATCTTTATATTATCATAAGAGCTACACTCCCAAGGGGAGAGGGAACCCTGTATTGAAATATTTGGATATAGGGTTCGGTGTGATTACTACCTGCCCCGGACCTCCTTCAATATAAAGATACCATTTATTCCTCACATATCCTACAAAAATCGGATTTATTTAAACAAGAAAAACCCCACAGATTTCTCCATGGGGTTTTTCAATACTATTTAATCAAACGGGTTTCCACCAGGATCTGGAGGTCCAGTTATTGCTGAAAAATCAGTTTCTGAAGATACCATTTCTTTAAACTCATCATCGGAATTAAAAGCCGAGATTGTAAAGATAGCGGTTCCTTTCATACTTTGTGGAATATCCACATAAATTAAACCTTTCTTTTCAATAAACTTTTCTTCATAAGTTGCATGAACTGCTCCGCTCTTATTTAAGATAATTACTTCAAGTACATAATAACAATACTTGTCCCAAGGCTGACGGTCAACATCTAGTTCTGCAACTAGGTGTCCAGCCGAGGCTCTGGTTACACTAATAAGTGTCAAATCATAATTACCTTGTGAACCAGGGTATACCGCAGTACTCCATGGACCATAGTAACAAGAAGAGCCGGGATTATCCATAGTGCTACTTTTCGTAATCTCAGTTTCAAAAACCGATTGGTCATCCATCTGGATTGACTCATCTTTACTACAGCTGGACATTCCAACCATAAGTACTAATAATAATAATACTTTTTTCATAAGCGTAATAGTATTTGCCTCGGGTTCGAGGACTTTATTATCCACCGGAATTATTTCCAATGGTGTGATACAAATCAAAATGTCAAATAACTTATAAAAATGATGGTGCCAATGTACTTTTTCTATGGAAGGTTTGTTTCAACCGATTCACCATCATTGAGAAAATCCGCTGGTTCAGTTCCGGTTTTGACTCCGTTTCACACCTACCCTATTTCCTTACATAAAGATAATGAAAATATCCTTTGTAACCTACCTTTTTCTAAAAAACTTTTAAATAAATCTTTTTTACTAAATGTGTAGGTTGGTATTATAATTTTTTGTATCTTTGGTTATACGCAATAAGACGTGGGCTGGAGGGCATATCAACTCCAGAAGAGTAGACCTGACTGAACCTCTGTTTGTAAAATCTGAGGTGTGCAATCAGTTGCCCCTTGAGGCATTGTATCAAATCCTTACATAAAGATACAAAAAAATCCTTTGAAACGCACATGTTTAGGCTAAAGATTTTGTCGAATTGTCATTTTGACAAAAATATGTAACTAGTTGATACTTAAATGCAAGCTATGTCTTTTTACCGGGGTTGATGCAAGCTTTTTTGCAAGAAAACGGCTTTCCACTGAGAATAGTGCAAAAGCACGGATTTGTTCATAAAGAAAAGTGTTAAAAAATTTGGATATAAAAGAAAAAAAGCGCGCCTGTTTGTTCCCCCACCTTTTTTTAAGTCCGTTGTTGTAAAACTTCTAATAACCAAAACATAGCGATACAAGGGTTTTTTCCGTAACTATGTGGGGATGTGGCCCTTTACTCAAATCTGGTATAAGACCTCCTGTTTTTACAATCCTGTTCCTAAAATCCATACCTTGGAGTCCTTCCTACTGTATGGGTAAATATCATCCAGTTGTTAATGTTTCTGTCCGTTTGGTTGAATTTGATTCTATTTCTATTCTTTGTTTTTTTTTGTATAACTTGCTCTTTTTTATAGATTTTCTATTGTTCGTTTTCTTTTTTAGTGTTGACCTGCCGTTTTGTTCATTTTGGTATAAACGCGATATGCTCATTTCTAAGGCTATATCTCTTATGCATTCATATAACTATGACACTTTATCTTTAAACGCTGTTAAATCGATTGTATGGGAGCTTATATGCATCTCTTATAAAGAGTTTAATATAATTATTATATTTTTGCATATGGTATATACACTCTTGTATTACATCTTTGGCAATACAAATGGTGTGTTATTACACTATGGTCTACTTTCTTTTCTTCTGTACTATCTTTATATACTACTAGGTTACTTGCTTTGTGTTTACATTTGAATATCATAGCTTTATTATTCTACTGGTTGACTGTTTTGTAATTCCTCCAGCTCCTCCTTGGTCATATACTTTATGCTGAAGTAGTCTTCCTTCTCTTCTATTATTCCAATATGACTCAAGCCTCCTGACTTAGGGGTGTTCATCATATAGTTTACCGTGTGTTTCATTATAAATAATCTCATATCTTTTTTATTTTAATTATTTTCGTTATACAAATATACTTCTTTTTTATTTCTTTAATATCTTTTTGGTTACTGTATATCCTTCTACTGTTCTTATGATTGCCATATAGATTCCAGTGGATAGATTGTCCAGCATTACCTTATTCTTTCTTGTTGTTGTCCTAAAATCTTTTACTAGCTTTCCACTTAATGTGTAGACCTCGATTGATTGTATTCCATCTCCTTCTATGTAAACGTATCCTTCACTTGGAGTTGGCCATAGTTTGAAGTCTCTGTTTGCTATCGGAACCATTGGTACACTTAATACCTCTCCTCTTATCTCTAACCATGCTGAATCGCATCCAAGAATTATCTCTCCTTCATTTAGTATTTCTCCTATTACAATTATATGTGCATTGAGAATCTCTAAGGTGAACCCGTTCATATCTAGATTACCCTGAATGGTTATCTCGAAGTCATCGGTTGAATCACATGCGTTTCCATATGTATAATTTGCTTGCATTACTTCTATTTGGTTGGCAACCTCTTCTCCATTCTGTCTTTGACTAAATGATAGTGTGGTGCTTACTAGTAATAGTATTGTAAGTAATCTCTTCATCTTTCTTTTATTTTTAGTTTACCAATTACTCATATCAATCTCTTCTATAAAAGTGATATATTCATCCGGTATTAATTTGTGGGATTGTATTTCATATCCTCTATACTTAGTTCCTATTTCTAATCCAGTTAGTATCATTAAATCCACACTCACCATCAAATAATATTCTCTACCATCTTGTAATACTTCTGTATTGGCTACTATAAGCTCATCTACCGCATCAAAGAAATCCTTTAATGTATTTATACGCCCGACTAATTTGGGTTCCTTAAAACCTCCTTTTAGTCTCATGTATCCTCTTGCCCTTATTATAGCTTCAATGTTTATATCTTTCTCCATGTCTATTTCTTTTTGTCTAAATATATGCAACATAGTGCACCAACTAACATTCCAACTAGGAATTCCCACCCTACCTTATCAAAGTAAGCTAAAAATCCAGTAAGTAATGCTATTAGAAATATAAGTCTTCCACCTCTTGGGCTCTCTTCGTATGTTGTCATAGTATGTCTTCTGATTTACAATATCTATCGCAATATGCCTGTGTTGCTGGTCTTCCGCAATTCTTACATTTGCCTACTTTATCCTCACCCTGAGGGTCTATTTCATCATAATAATTCATAGTTTTATTTTTAGTCTCTATCTATATTTGAAGGACTAGTTCTTTGAGTTTGGTTTCTAATGACTCTACCTTATGGATAAGCCTACTTAGTCTTAATGCTAATCTAAATTTAAATCGTTTCATAATTTTTTGTTTTATAATATTTTTACCAAACCTTCATTCCACATCTTGCCATCTCATTAGACCACTTAACTAAAATCTTTTCTTTTCTTTGGTAGAACAAAGGACTGAATCCATTTTCATACCCAACCTCCAAACAAGTTTCAGAAGCGTTTTTTCTTAATTCTTTTAATTGAGCTTTAAATAAGGCAATGTTTGTCTCTGCCTCATCATCTAATAAATGTAACTCATTTTTTTTGTAACTCGTTTTTGCTAAAGTTTCAGTTCTCATAATATTTGTCTTTAAACTCTTAATAATTTAATATTCTTTTTAAGGGTTTTTAGCTCTTCTGCATAATATGCATTAACTATCTCATGGTGTCTAGGCCTTAAATCCTTTTCTTTAATCCTAAAATAAATAGCCATTGCCTCGGTTCTTGATTGTGCCTTGATATGTGCATGGCATGATAATAATTGGTCTAATAAAATAAAAGTTTTCATAATATTTGATTTTTAGTTGTTGTTATAATTTCTATACTCCAAAGATACGGACACATATTTGATTCCACACGCTTTTTCTAAAAAACTTTTAAATTAAATAAAGACGGGGCTTTTAACCCCGCCTTAGATTTAACACGCTCCTTTCTTTTATCCTTCCTTCACTATGAATCAGAAGGCTTTCCTTTCGGGCCTTCTTCATCCTCTACTTCTGGTTGAATAATTTGTGCTGACTGCACCGCTTGTATTAAGTTAGCTACCTCTATGTAAGGTCGCTTCCCTAAATATTCTAATACTGCATTTAATTTACTTACTTCAATCTTTGCAATCTCTTCTTTCTTTACTTTTGACATAATTTAATTTAGTTTATTATTTATTTATCTTTCCTCTACTGACCATGATGAATCTATTTCTAGTGTACAGTTTTCTATACCTGTTATGTTTTTAACATTCCAGAATAAGAATTCATTTTGATTTAATATTACGTTTGCCATACTGCTAAAATATGTAATGTCTCTTCCACCTTGTAAGTTATTTACAACTCTGGTTTGTGAGAATAATATATTATCTACCCCATCATTTTTGATAAGGTCTATTGTATATTCAGCATTGGCAGCTCCCTCTAATACAAAATCAAAGTTAACTGTATATTCTCTAGGATTAATTCCCAAATGCCTTAACCTTCCATTGGATGGAGAGTCAAAGTGCTGTAGGTCTGTATTGGCAAACGTTCCAGCTATTTGAACTGGAGTATTTATAGTTGCTATAACCGTTTCTATCTGTGTAGATATTGTTGCTATTCCCCCTACAAAAGTGTTTGGCAATCCATTGTTTCCTTTCCAAAATGATGCTAAATCTGAAGCGGATATGTTTGGCGTCAAGTTTGTATCTTTTGGAGACAATACTCCGTCTCTAGTGATTATTGTATTCCTTATATCCAACGTTCCAGGGTTTGGAAAGTTCACTTGTGAAAAGTCAAATAAAGATGCCAGAGTTGGCAAGTCACAATTGATATCCGTTAAGAATCTACTGTTCATTAAGAAAGCAGTTCCTGCTTTAAATAATGGTGTGGCCATTGATGCACTCAGGCTTCTAACTATTGAAGTTGTTATTCTGTACCCACCTAGCCAAGTTCCATGTAAAGTTAGAGATGGTGCTCCACCAAATCTTCCAGTCCCTTCCTCTAGTCCTTGTCTATAGTTATACATATCACCCAATGAGGAGCAGTCTATGAAGTTAACTCTTGCGAATTCAAATGCACTAAAACCCGTAGCATCATACAATTCATATACTTTACTATTAGTTCCTGATGTGGTTACAAAGTAATCGACACCTAGAATATTTCCACTTCCAATTTCTGGAGATTCGGATACAAACATTGTATAATTATCTGCAGTGGAAACTAATCCAGCTACATCAAAGCTTGCGCCTCCTAATGTTAATCCAGTTGGTGGTACTGTAATTTGAGTTGTACCCATATCTATAACTCCATCTATGAAATATTTCTTAGATGAATCTATTATTCCACCAATTGTTTGGTCTTTATTTAATTGAGTAACCCTTATTTCAGAGTCTCTCGTATTAAGTTCTAATTGATTTGCAATTGCATTCCTATCAGATAACCAAGTTGAACCATTCCATACATAGAATCCCGCTGGATAGTATGTCCCACCAAGAGAACCGGGTGCCCAAGATGTTCCTTGGGAATTGTATACGTATGCTATTTGACCTAGGCTTCCGCCCGGTGTTAATGATGAATAATTATTTGCTACTTCTGTTATTTGAATAGCTGCGCCTGATGTCGCCTCGTTTATTGCTATTGGAATCTTACTATAATTGTATTTGTACAATACATTTATGTCCTCAGCCCAATAGAAATCTCCGTATGGAAGTTCGCTTGGCTTATCAGCGTCGAGTCCTCCGTAGTGATTTATTGTGTATTGTCTTAAAAAACTCATTTGTTTTTGTTTTATGTTAATAAGTATCAATTTTAATTGTACTCTATATTCTCTATTAATAATTAAAGGAATACGTATCGTTTGAATGTAAATAAAGCAATCTAAGGGACTTTAAATGGTTTAACATATATTGTGTCAAATCATTATTTAAAGTCTCTTAGACCGTTTATATTTTATTTATAGTTTTATTCTTAATTCTCCTGTTGGTGTAGAATAGAATACTCCACTTGTAAGTCCACCAGCTAAAGCCGCAGCTTCATCTGCATATACTGGACTTGCACTTGTTTCTAAGTACTTTGCCATAACTTCACCTGCAAAGGTAGAAGGTAGGTCAACGTCTGAATCAATTACTTTAATTCCATTTGCTCTACCTTGAGTTAAATCATATCCAGCTTTTACCCAAAGATAAGAGCCTGAACCCCAACTTGAATTGCCTACTGGTCCTTGGTCAACTTCTAACATTAATCCAGTATAGAAAGCCATATCTCCTTTGGTCATTGCTAACTTAGAAATTGACCCATATACATCTATTATTGTAGCAGAATCATTATTCAAAGAAACATTACTTCTAGTTCCGTATGCAAAACTTATTTCACCAGTTCCAGCAACATCCGTAAAATCAACTAAATTCTCAGCTGCACCTAATAACGCTACAGTTTCAATGCCTCTATTTCTATAGGATGCCTCGTTGTATAAACCGATTATCTCTGACGGTGCTCCAGTTGAATCAGTTCTTGCTCTATTATAAATACCTCTTAATTGAGATATATTACCAGCTCCATCATGTTCAGTTAGATTTGATATACCGTATACTAAATCTGCATTGTTTGCTGCATTGGCTTTGTTCACTGCATTGTAAAATGGAAACGTATTTCCACTTGTGGTTACTGAACCTAAAGAGTTAGAAAGGTTTGAACCAAAAGGGCTTGAAGCTCCTATGGTTAATTTTCCCGATACTAACTGTAAACTTTGAGTCGCTGCTACTGAACCAACTGTTAATACTTGTTCTATGTTTCCTACCCCTGAAATTGCAGCACCACCAACCTTAACTGGTACGCCTTCATAATCATAAAGAAATAATTCTTTAGTGTCATCTGCAAAGTATCTATCACCGTATGGCAACGTTGCTGGTATGTCAGCGGCAGGTCCACCGTACTCACTTGTGTTAAAAATTTTTAAATACATTTATTTTATTTTTTGTACTATTAAATGAATCCCTTTTGCCTATGCCTTCTAGCAGAGCGCTTTTGATTCTTATCTGGATTCTTCTTTGGAGTCTTACTGTTTATACCATATCTCATGGCAGCTAAACAATCTGGTTCGTGTGGAAGTTTCCCTTTCTTATCTCTTCTAAAAGTCATATAGGCTACATACAAATCTGTTGTATCATCCCCTATTAACGTTATGTCCTTGTTTTGTACTTTTTTTATACCAGCCTCAACGTTACCCTTGGTTGCTTTTCTTATACTTGAATGGCCACCCATTCTAATCTCAGAGATTAGTAATGGCATTGCTGAATCTGCATATATCTTAGCGTTAAAAGGTACACCAGCTTTTCTTAATAATGTAAGAGTGGCTCGTATTGATAACTTGGCTTCGGAAAACATTTCCTCTACATAATAAACTCCATCTATCCACGTAATCTTCACGCAGGATGTTTTATCATTTCCACCATAACCAAAGTCCATACCATACCATACATCACCATCCTCCATTAAATCAGGCCAATGATTCCATCCAGCATAGATTCTTCCTGATGCCTCAAGAGTCCACTCCGCTAAAATAGTATTCCTATAGTAAACCGGATTGGTTCTTTCTAGGTCTCGGTATCTTTTAATAACCGATGGGTTCATATTCTCTAGGTTGTCTAGATAAGTACTATGAATATACATGGTGTCAGAATGTCTTTCCGGATTCGGAAATCCTTCTATAAACCATTCTTTATGTATCCATGAACCAACTGAGGTTCCGGGATTGTAAATCAATATCACTGCAAGTGGTTTACCTGCAATCCTGATTGATTCATCAACCTTTGAGAACTCATCAAAAGACTCCAGCTCTTCAGCCTCCTCTATTATCAAAGTAGTTATACCTGACAATGATTTTAGCTTTGCTGTTTGTCCGCCTGTAGACCTAATACCTTTGAATGATATAGTCGCCCCTGTTTTTATATTTGTTATTACACCTTTGGATTCTCTAAAGTCTTTCTGCTTTCCGAGTAGCACAATCGCTGCCCTAACATCTGCTATGGTTGAATCCTCTGACGAACTCATGGTTTGTCTTAGGTATAAAATCTTATGCTTGAATTTACTATACGTCTTTAATACTGATGATATTGACACCGTAAATGACTTTCCACTTCCCCTTCCACCATACACTTGGTAGTATCTAGGCTGGTCGATATAGTCTAGAAATAATGGTTCGAAGAGTGGTGATATTTTTAATACTCTCTTTTCCACTTTTTCTTTCATAATCTTTTAATCTTTATTTTGTCCACCTGTAAATTTAATTACAACCGGATTATCATCTACACCATCAGTTCCACCAATCTCAATTTGTAAATCGGATTGTGTTGGAAACAATATTGTTGATAGTTCAGAGTCAATATTTGAGGCCACCCATTTGGATGCTTGAAAATGGTCTTTGTGTTGCGGGTCGTTTATAATATCATTTATATTATCAACCGACACGTCCACCATCATTCTCTTATTAACTATCCACTCGTTTCTTAATTCGGTATTGTTAGCAAGCATCATGGAGACAATCGTTTTCTCTAGGCCGGTAGCTTTGGCTATCGTACTCCTAGTTGTCTTACCTTGCTTTATCGCAGCCCTGATTAGAACCTCTCTTTCACTACTAACTATCGCAGCTTCCCGAATACTATTCTTCATGCTCTTTGCCATAGTTCTCTTATTTTATTACCTCGTCCCTTATAGACTTAATGAGGTAGGTTAATGTCTCTTCTGTTATCTTACACACTATTTTTATGAACCTAACTACTACTATCACAATTTGAATTGGTGACAGTAGAAGCGCTAATAATAATGCTACAATCAATACTCCGAGTCTTTTCAATGTTCTCATAATTTGATCTTTTTTATTTAGTTAGTACCGTTGGGATCGAACCAACCACTCCGGCTATAGTACCGTTATGTCCTTTACACTTCTACTAATCTCCTTGTCGGGAGTATAAAGTTCCAATGCACGAATGCCCGAAACTTACTTTTTTAATTACTTGCTCTCCATTCTCCTCCTCCAAATACTTGGATTCTTGGAACTAGTTTGCCCACCTGCTGCTCTCCATCATCATCAAACTCTTCCTCTAAAAAAGAAAGAACATCAACCATAAAATCTTCTGCTACTGACTTTGCCTCATTTGACAATGCCTTTGCAGCATTTCTATCTTCAGCTCCATCTTCAGACGCAGAGATTAAACCCGAATCCGTAAAGACCGTGTGGTATAATCTTAATAGTCTACTATACGTATAAAAGCATAGTGCTGGTATAATCAAAGCTTTCAACTGCTTATCAGCATCGCTCACTGGAGTTATAGACGCTGGGTCTACAATACACCTCTTGAGATTATCTTCTCCGATTACCCTTTTTATATCTATATTTTGTGCTATCAGTTGTGCTGACTTACATTTGGTTTCATCAATATCCTGTTGAATATTACAATAATCTGCAAGCGCATCAACTATATTCGGGAGAATTAAAGAATTCTCATTTATTCCCGTATACATAATTGTTGTTTGTTTTTATTAATCCAGCCAAACAGATACCTGCTCTTCTGTTAATCCAAAACCGGTAAGCATTTGCTCTGCTTGTGCTCTTGAGATTTCTTCTTTGTTAAATTTTCTAACCACCCTTTGTAGGTTTTGCATTTCACGTCCACTCATTTTTGAAAATACAGCGTTCGCTTTTGCCTCCTCTAAAGTCTCTCCTTCAATTACTTCACCTTCAGGAAGAACGTCCTCTTCATCAAGTGATAATTTCTTAATACTAATTGACTTGGTATTAAAAACGGAATGAGCCAGTATTCGATTTAGCTCTCCTTCTATCATATCTCTACCACCTTGTGTAATGGAATTGAATACAAAGTAAGCCTCCTTTAAATCTGCCCCTGAGAATCCAGTTGAGTTGTCAATTCCCGATAATGCTGGTGGTATTAAATACGCCCCAGTGATTACGTTCTTGTCAAGGTTATATGCTAATTCAGCAGCTTCTATAATTGCTTTCGAACCAGCTCCACCTCCACCTATTTCTTCAAGTAATGTAGCTGTAACCTCCTCTGGAGATAATCCACTAAATGTGATTATCTTTCCTGAGCCTCTAGCCCCTTGAGCTTCTGCTATTGCTGATTGCATTGCATCCAATGTTGCATCTCCACTTTCCAATGAAGTTTTCAACATATATGTATTAATGAATCCAGTTGAAGTTTCTTTCCTTACTAGGATTGAATTTTCAACATCACTCAATACATAATTTACTGGAGCCTGTAATGGAGATATCGGGTATGAACTATGCCCAGTTTCAGTGTGGTAAAGCATTTGCCCTAAATAGTTTCCTATTCCACCTTTTGTGCTCTCTATTTGCTTCAAGGCAACCTCCGGATTGAATCTATCAAACCATCTTATGTCTCCTTTTGTAAGTGCTTTTGTAATTGCTTTGTGAACCTCTGAATTCCTACCAAAGTTTTGGTGGTATCCTATTTTAGAAGCATAGTTTAATTCATCGAATTGATTGAACCTAAGCTCTGCAATTCTCATTGGATTAATTCCAGTTACTTTTCCTTCTAAATTATAATTAACCTGCAAGGCGAATGCCTCCCAAGTAGCGTAATCTTCAGCCATGATTGATACAACTTTCTTCAAAGTCAATCCTCTAGTTGAAACTATTTCATCTTCTCCATCAAACCCAGCACCTTTGTAAAACTTAGCGGTTCTTGTAACTGCTGGTTTTGCGTTGGCTGATTGTTCGATTAAATTAATCATTGATTGTGGAAATGTATTTGTAAATCCCCAATCCATAATACCCAAGGAAATATTCTCCCTTGTCCATATTTGTGCAACTTCTCGATGTGATTGCATGTTGAAGTTGGTTACTGCTGGTATGTTATATTTTGACATAAGTCTATCTAATTTTATTTTAGATAGACTTTATCATCTATCCTGTTATTGTTGTGTTTCTTTTTTTCTATGCTTTCTTAATGTTTGAACGCAATGAGAGAATGAGTGTTTTTTCATATTGTGGTCCTCTACTTTAAATGTAGTTTGATATACATCATAAACCGCACGCTCAGCGATTGGCCCAAATGATTTTGCAAATACGTCCACATCCAAGAATTTTTTCCTTGGCTTTCTTTTTACTGTTGTACTCTTGTTTACTACTGACATTGTAATATAATTTTGGTAATATACTTTTGGAATATTCCGAGGTGTATACTGTGAACCTCTTTAATCCTTTTCAAAAATACGGATTGAGTTTTAATTCAACCCGTACCCATAAAAACTAAATTATGAAAATTGAAAAGATTGTTAACTAGCGGAGAGTCGAACTCCTATTATGAATACCCATTGTCCTGATTAACAGTGTCAATGTTATTCCTAGTTATAAAAATATTAGCTCCTAGCGAATCAAGCAACCTACGGAAATAGGTTGATGATATTTTATTTAATGTCCGCTCTACTCTTTTTAATATCTTATGTTAATATAGTAGTACCAGACGCAATTACTTACTATCTGGACGCAATACTATACTATAAGTATCGAGGTAAGGCCTAACATTCTAATTACCAATACTTTAACTCTCTTTTCTATTCTACTTTATTTTTATAAAAACACTTATAATATAACGTCCAAAAAAACTCAGATGAGCCATTCCGGGATTTTTTTAGTAATTCTACGAAAAAAACCAGTCTGAGTTTTTCAGTTCATCAATCCCCTTCTCCAAATCAAACCCTCTAAACGATGGAACCTCGACTTTACTTAACTCTTTCTGTATCTTAGATTCTCCAGATACCTGAGCCCTAAGCTCCTTGTCAAGCGTGTAGAGAGGCTTTCTCTTAATTAACTTATTGAACTCCTCCTTTGTAATATCTAGCATCACATCCACGTAATTTGGATGACACCCATATGAGTCATGAATCCAATCCGAATTTTCAATACCAGCCTTCTTCATCTTCATAGCCACTCTCCTTAGTAATTCAGCATCCAGTGCGTGAATATAATTTGGAGATATTGCTGACCGCATCTTAGCTGGAGAAACCCTTTTTGAAAACGTTTTCTTACTAATGGTTACCCTTGACCTAGAGCCCGGCAAGGTACATAGTATTTGCCTTGACTTTAATTCCTTATTCTTTTTGTGTTCCACATAGAATCCATCATCGGTCGTCCACGTTACCTTACAATCTCCTCTTGAGATTAAATTACACATTCGTTGTACATATACCTCAAAGGCTTTACCGCCGTTTAAAACGCCTTGTATTGAGTCTCCAATTATCTTGGAGAATAATGCCGCGTTCTTCTTGGTAATCCACTTGTGTTCACATTTCAATTCCCTAAACATCTGCCATAGAATTTCAGCCCTACCCTGAGCAGTTCCACCATAGTTGGAAACCATTGTAGGTTGCTTGCATATCTTTCTTCCATGCTCTGATAACAAATCTCTTAGAAATTCTAAGATTTCTCTCTCCGCTTTGTCATTGGACTGTATGATGCGTTTTTTAGTTTCCTCAATTGATTTCTGAGCCACCAACATATACGCATCCTGTCTTAGTATTTCACCATCCTCATCATAAGTTGGCATCACATTAGTTGCTAGACATCCAGCTTTATCACCGGTGATGGCGCTAGTAAATTGAGAACCACTATTGCAGGCATCCAAATGTATTCTAGTATTTGGTGTATACATTCTATCATTCTCCCATTCATTCAATTCGATTTGGTGAGATAGGAATTGGTACGGTTCATCTGCTTCCATATAATCCGCATCAATCAAGTCTTTGCCTCTTTCAACTCTTTCTTCAAATGGTAATTTATCATCTCCATATAAACTTGCAAGGTATGCCCAATTCCATTCTGTACCGGCACTGGTTGGAGCCTCAACCTCTTTATACAATAGAAGCGCCTTAACAGCATCGGAGCCTTGAGGTGACAAACCAACTGGTAGCGGATAGATTCTTCCTCTAAAGTCATAAGAATGCGGAAAGTATAATACCTCCTCATCTTTATATCTATCAGCTATTCCAACAGCCAACTTTACGGCCCTATATTTACCGACCGCGCTTTCATAATCTCCCTTTTCCGCATTGTACAATTCAATCTGCTCCCTCGTTCTTAACCTTAGTTCTATAATCTCATTTTTCTTTTCCTCAGACATTTCCACATCTTCCTCTAAGTCTTTTTCCCACACACATCCCCCCATCTCTGGAAATTCAGTATGGATGAAGTCGCTTTTTTTAGGGACACTAAGGTCTCTCTTTAGTTGGGCCAAAACTACTTTATTAATAACCCATGGAGTAGACTGTATGTAGTTTAGGCTGTTGTAAATCTTTTTAGAGAATGGCTCATACTCAATTTGAGAACCTGAAGGAGACCTTACCATCTCATATTGGTAATCTTCATAACCACCAGTGATTCCTAATTCGGGGTCATAGGTCCAATCAATTGGTTTAACCAACATAGGTTGAGGATAAAATGCCTCGGCCGCCTCTATGGTTAACTTCCCGATTATGGTCTCGGATAGCGTACATCTATAATTTAACCTCCATCTGTAGGTTTCTCCTTTTCTGTCCATCTCTCTTTCCGTATGAAAGTATGAGCTATAATCAACTATAACCTCTACCACTCTCCAAACCTCATCAAAGCCCAATTCTGGCATTAACTTATCTTGAAGTGTTTGTATTTTTCTATGGCGATTTAAACTCTCTCCCTTTTGCTTGATGTCACCGGACAATAATAACATCACCTCCACGATTCTAACCAGTAAGATTTCGTCATCAGTAAAGTAGTTCTTATAAGCCTTTCTATGCATCTTTGCACAACCGGTACTTATCCAAACTTTTACATCATCAAAGATTCTCAATCCTTCGTCTAATAATAGTCTTTTTCCAATCTGTGTTGATGAAGCCTTCTTAGTGTCAAGAAAGTCTTTTGTCATAATGCCTTTCCACACCTGCCTCTCACCTAAGCGTTTCATTTGAAGTTCGTTTACATTCATCTATTGGTCTTTTTCTTTTTTTATTATTATGTTAAATCTCCTTGTTTAATAAATCTTATTATATCCCCTGTTTTTTTTGAAAGGTATCTATAGTATCGACGTTAAAAAAAAAGAGTCAGTACTATTCTATACCCAGTACCGCAATTCTTAACTATAGCCCGTCGAAATCTATCCAATACTGACCGTTTAAGCCCTGTTTACGCTCTTCTACTGGACTATCTATTGATTCTGCGCCACTAGTGTCGGTTTCCCTAGAGCCTTCGTTAAACTCATTGTTATCAAACTCTAGTGACTTCCTAACTTGAGAAACTGTTTTGTTGTCAAACTCCCTAACAATTTCTTGTTGGGCCTTCGATGTTCTCTCAACATATAATTCGGGGTCTCTAGTTAATCCAAGCAGGCTTCTAAATCCAGCAATTTGATATGCAAGGCCTTTTGGGCTGGTGTTTAATATATTGGTTATTCCGTAAATCCCACGAACCTCTCCCAAGAAATCAATCCCACTAAATCCAAATTTTGTGATAAAGTAAACGATTCTCATTTCTCTTTTTGTCCATTTCTTTTTTCCCATGATTATAAGTTTTTTCTTAACCCAAACAATATATCTCTTATCAAATTAGGATCACAATATTCTCCATATTGATTCCTACAAACCTCTGGAATACTTATACCCATACTCGCTAATTGACTAAACGTTGTAAGTTCTTTTTGGCTCTCAATTGTTATTACAATTTCAATTGGAGTGAAATCATCCTCGTTTGGTAATGTTTTTTCTATTTTCATAATTCCTGTTTTAAATGTTATTATTGATAAAAATGCTTTGAGGCCATATTTTCAGCATCTCGCTGGTCATATCCCTGATTCATAAAATCTGCCATTAACTCTTTAAAGTTATAAATTTCTGTTACCTCCTCTAATTCCACAACTTCAAAGCTGTTAATTAAAACTTTTTCCTCCTCGGTAAACCCGAAGTCATCCATTCCACTCATTTTATTCTTATTTTTATTTTAGTTAAACAACTCCGCCATTTGCGATGTCTCACGGAAACACTTTCCAGTTAATACTACAGAAACAGTGTCGCACTCACATATTGTCAAATCTAGCCAATTAGTTTTTCCTTGCAATGCCGTCTTGGCTATGCTTTGGGAAATTTTAAAATTAACACTCTCAGTTTTAAATGACGCCTGATGTTTACTGCTCAATCTTTCAAATAATGTTTTCATAATTGTTATTTTGTTTTGATAAAGATAAAACCTATATCCATACAAACCTACAATTACTATGAAAACTTTTTTTCAAGCCAATCTTTATCATAGTGGTCACCACTCAGTTCGTTCCCATCTTCATCAATAGGAATATACCTACCCGATGCCTTGTGGTAATCAAAAAATGTCTCAGCTCCAGTTGTCCCAAGGTTATTCTGCTTAACCTTTAAAATCTTAACCATTACGGAACCATCGGACTTTCTATAAACTACCCATCCATGATAACTCATTTCAAAGAATGCTGAACTACCCTTCACAGAATAAAAATCTGGAACTTCATATTCTCCGGTCTTCTCATCCTTCCTCATTTTAAAGGGGTGTGCTACTAATATAACCAATACTCCCATTTGATGAGAAAACTGTGTTAGGGCTCTTAATATCTGCTCTATCTTCTCATGTCCACTTGACTTAGATTTTATAGATAACATATTAAAAGGGTCAATAACTACATACCTAGGGTCTCCACCCTCTTCTCTTGATAGTTGAATTTGCCTTGCCGCAACATCTAATATCTTTGTTACATTACCACCAGTCCTATTCGTATCAATATGCTTAAACTTACTAGTTATAAAATCATATGCCTCTCTTGTCCTACCATTATCATCCCAAGTAGAACACGTAATATCTGAACCAACAGCTTTCCTCATTAACTTGATGATGTGCTCTTCTGGACTTTGCTCGAATCCAGCCACGATGGTTTCATGCCCATATAGTCTAGCAAGGTCTCCCGTTATGGCATCAACAAATTCTGTCTTACCACTACCGGGTATTCCAGTGACGGTTAAAATTCCGGTACCTTTTGGTCGGAACACTTCTGCAAAGTTCTTAAAGGAAACTTCAAATCCAACCCTATCTCCTTCTGCAATAACCTCCAGTACTTTTCCGAACAATGAACTATAGTCAATTAGTCCACTTTCCTCATCCGGCTCATCTTCCGAATCCTCACCAACAGACTCTCTTTTAACTTTCTTAGGCTCTTTTGACTTGAACTCCGAATAGTCAATTTCATCATCATCATAATCCTCTACATCATCCGCTTTTCTCAAATCATATGGCCACCTTGTTTGTGGGTAGTCTTTGGCTAGATTAGTTACCTCTAGGAATCGATTTTGATTGTCATTGGATACTTTAAATTCGGCCTCTGAAAAATCTATCACAAATGACAAATCTTCTTGAGGGTGTTTGAATCCAAATTTCGCAAGGTCTAATATTGAGACCTGAATGAAATGGAAATTGTTATTAGTCTTCTCCAAGATATCATCCAGCAATACCGTTTCGTAAAAATCCGAAACATCATCCCATAGATTCTTTGACTCATCTCTCTTTTCTAATTCTCCATTACTAACCTCGATATCCTTTAGCATAATAAAGGCTGGTTCCACTTCTAGGTTAATGAGAATATCAGGATCCCAAGTCACAATTAAGCAATCTGTAACTGACAAGAAATCTACCTTTCCATAGTCTTCAAATTCTTGAATAATCTGTTTTCCAATTTGCCTATAATTATCAGCCGTTATAAATTCCGGCTGAACATAGTATAGAACTTTAATTCCGTTTCCACTTGGAGATACCATTGCAGCTAAAACATTATCAAACTGCTCCATTATATCTACCTTATATTCTTCCAATTCATCGGCTATTATATCATCAATGTCCAATACAATCAATCCGCTTGCTTCTGTGAAATTACTTTTCTTTCTCTCAAATGAAAATAACCCGTGCATAGCATAGGTTGGAAGGTGTTGTTTGATGGTTTCATCTCCAGCCCTTAGTTTCGTAATCTCATCTCTATACTCACCGCATTTTATTGAATTTAGAATTTCCTCAATTTTTGTTGAGTTTGCAACTTCTGTTTTGTATGTAGATTTAAATCCACTTACCTTTGTTTCAAATATACTCATATTTTCATAATTATTGTTTTTGGTATAAATATTCGTATTCTACTGAATCACCTCTTCTTAATTTCAAATCTTCCTTTATTAAAAGACTTTTTATAGCATTACCTCTTAGCTTAGAATTTACTCCAGCTCCAATGCGCAACCCTTCTGCTGTTACTTTGTATGTTCTGACATTATATATAGATGATGGAGAAAAGTCCAGTACATCGCTTAAAACCAATACCTGTCCATGCTCTAGCGACATCTTCTCCGCACTCATAATTGATTCTCCAACCCTGGTACTCTTTGCGTCCTCAAAATACTTTTCGAAATTTTTTGTCCGGAAGATAGTTCCCGGATTCAAATTTGTATGCATTACCTTGTCATCTTTCCACCTTAGGTATCTATTTGAGACAACCGACTTAATGTCATTGATTGAGTAGTTTTTTAACCTAGCGGTTAATATAGATATGTTGTGTTTCGAGTTTGGATCAAATTTTCGTCCATATAAATTATTCATGAAATCAATAATCTCCACAACCTCTTTTGATGCGGTTTTCTTTTTGATATTTTTTACGGCATTGTCACATCCACTCCATTCGATAAGTCCTTTTTTATGGAGAAGGATAAGTGCCAAGTTAGCCTCTCTCATATTGGTCACTGCCTTGAACTTTGCCAAGGTCATTTTTGGGTCTATTTCTTTTACGGCCATTATTGTTAATAACA